CCTAGAACACATGAGTGGAGCTATCTACACCAGGATCTGGTAAAATCATCATAATACTACCAAAACTCGCGTATAATTAAAAAACACAAAAAGGATGACTAAATGGTCATCCTTTAATTTTTCTCTCAAATATGAGGAGTTATTTTAGTATTGTCCAATCATCTCCGTTCCAGAGCCAGGCATTGAGTCGGATGCCTATACTTTTGAGCCGTCCGGCCTGAACCACACGAATGATGTGATATTTGAGATTTTCCTGATTCTCCAGACGAACTTTGAGACAATATTCGGGGTCTTCGAATGCTATACGGGACCACTTAGGAACTTTCCATTTGAGTTTTTTTGCCGGGATGGGATTACCATTGTCATCGATGGACTTTGCAAATTCGTGATAATAGAGAGTCTTCATACGTGAGTTTTATTTGTTGTTTGAATATATTTATTAAAAATATACATAATATTTAATAGAATCTTATTAAAAATTATTATTTATTCAAATAAAAAGATAGTAAATGGAATTGCATCCTCCAGATATCAAAATTAGAGCTTTATATAATACAAAACTTATCACATCAAAATATCCCGAATTTTATAAAGCAATCATGTCTATGTATGATGATTCACCAAATTATAATGAAAAATTATACAGATATTTGCACAATATTGATATAAAACCAATATGTCCGGTATGTGGTAAACCGGTTCCATATAGAAATAGTCCGGCCGGTTATGGTAAATTTTGTTCTCAAAAATGTATGGGATTGAGTGACGAAAGAAAACAATCTATATTTAATTCTAAATTAGAAAAATATGGAGATCCTTATTATAATAATTCAGAAAAAGCAACAAAAACCATGAATAAAAAATACGGCGGTCGGGGATTAGCTTCTGTAGAATTACAAGAAAAAAGTAAACAAACATGTATTGAAAAATTCGGGGTTGATAACGTGTTTAAACTCCAATCAATACAAAATAAGTGTTGTCATTCTAAATTAGAAAAATATGGAAATCCGTATTATTGTAATCGCGAAAAAAGTAAACAAACATGTATTAATAAATATGGTTGCGATAATCCGATGAAAAATGATAATGTTCAAAACAAATTTACCAATACAATGTTATCAAAATATGGAGTGAAGTATGCAATGCAAAATAAAAATCTTATTAGGAAATTATCAGATTCGTTAATTAGAGCTCATAAAAATGGTAAATATGATATCGATGGGAAGAAAAGAACACCATCTAAAATAGAAAAAGAATTTCAAAATTATTTGATTAATAATAATATAAATTTTGAATATCAATATAGATCACAAGAATACCCATATTTGTGTGATTTTTATATCCCAAAATATAATTTATATATAGAAATACAAGGACATTGGACTCATGGAAAACATCCATATAACGGAGACAATAATGATTTAAAAATTATTGATGAATGGAAACATAAAAGTACAAAATTTTACGATCAAGCAGTATATGTTTGGAGTATTTTTGATGTAAAGAAAAGAAATATTGCTAAAATTAATAATATTAGATATCTTGAAATTTATAGTATAAAAATTGATGAATGTATATCATTATTTGAAAACAAGATAAATGAAATTAATCATGAATGAAAAAACTAAAAAAGGAAGCAAGTTAATACAGCCGGCACCAAATAAACCCCCTCGAGATTATTCTCTTATAAAAGCCATAAGAGAAGAAAAATTATATAAAAGTAATATAAGAGTTAGGGATGTTGAGGTTAGAAAATGGGTCGATGAAAACATTAAAACAATGGGTAAAGGTAGTATCATGCCTGGCCAGTTGATTATGTTTAATTACTTTGAACCCGCTACTAAAGAGGAACTCGAATACTATGACGGATGCCCACTGACAATATTCTTTTCGGAGTTCAAAACCCAAGATGGTCAACCTCGCGTTCTTGGATTCAATCTTCACTACTATCCACCGAAGATGAGATATATTGTGGCTGACCGAATCTTCTCTATATTCAAACCCATTTATGAAAAATCATGGAATGATCCTCTTAAAAAAGGAATGTCCTATATGCAGTATAAGATGTTACTTGAACAGTTACAAAGTCAAGGACTAGATTTCGGTGTTCGAGAATATATCCCAAATCTCATGCATGATATTCGTCCGGTTCCACCAAAGGAATGGAGTAAAGCTGTATTTACTGAGGGAAGATTCAAAAAAAGAACCCGAGAACAAATATTAAATTATTGGAGAAAGTGGGTGGATAAACATAGTAGCTAAAATCCAGGTTCTTCTACAACTATTATTTAGGCAAATGATTAAATAAATTTATAGCTATAAATGAAAAATATTACCGAGAAATTCAATGATAGATTATCTATATCCCAGATGATTGATCATAATGAGATGGAAGCAAATCTTGATGAGTCATTGAAAGATGTATTTAAATCTGTTAAAGACAAATTCAAACAAGTATGGCAGTGGATTCGTGGTCTTGTTGTAAAGATTGGTACTTACGTTCTTCCTGTTTCCAACGAAGGAGAGGTACAACCTGCAATCACTCCTATGACTGCCGGCGTTGCTTATAAGGAAGGGGTCGCTAAAGATGACTTCACTTTTGTATATAATTCTAAAGAAGCTGCCAAGATATCTGGACTTCGTTCTAATCTCAAAGATGCTTTGGGATTGATAAAGGACGGTAAGACCGAGACATTTAAATACTGGCAGGAGATATATGAAAGTTCAACTCCCGATAAAGCAAATGTTAACGAAGTGAAAATGCATACAGAAGATCCGGAGGCAAAATGGAATATTATTTGTGATGATGCCGAACTCCGTGATGAAATTACAAGGCATATTAAGAAAGCTAATCTAGCGAGACTCCTTATCTGGGGTGCTCCTGGTATTGGTAAGACCGCTATTCTTAATGATGTAGTAGCTGGTTTCCGTGCTGCTGGTAATGACTACAACCTTATCGTAAAGACCCTTTCAAACGAAACTCCTGATAACTTCATGCTTCCAAAGTATGTTGAGGTTGGCGAAGGTAATATAAAGGCAGAGGATGTCCCTAAGACATGGCTTCCTGTTTATCATCCCACAGGTGATCCTGCAAAGGATGCTGCTCTTGATGCTGCACTCGGTAAGGGTATGTTGTTTATCGACGAGTTGTCTCGTGCAACACAGCAAGTTCTTAATGTGTGTCTTCCTCTTATCAATGAAGGTCAGTTCAACGGCTGGCAAATGGGTAGCGGTTGGTGTATTGTTTGTGCATCAAACCGTCCAGAGGATGAAGACGCAGGTCAAGCACCACTTGGTAACGCTATGTTAAACCGTTTTGCTCATATTTACTATGAACCTACAGTCCATACTTGGAGAAAATGGGCAGATCAGCAAGGGTTTATGTCGCCTCTCCTTCTTCAATGGCTTTCTCTTCCCGAATCAGAGAACATGAGTGGTGGTAAGTATTATTACATGGACCCCAATGAGGATATCCAGAACGCTTCTGCTACAGCACTTTTGTGTACTCCTCGCGCATGGACAAATGCAATGCGTGACCTTGCCGAGTTCTCACATACAGGGGATCTTCAGGGATTCACAATCTTCGATATTCCTAATAATGTAATTGGGCGTGTATTGAATAAGTATGTTCCCACATCCGCAGTTGATTCCTTCATGGCATTCCTTTCAGTTATCCATAGTATTGGTGATTTTGATCGTGTAACCGCTGATGTTTGGAAGAACGGTGGTAAGAGTGTTAAGATTTCTGCAAAGGATTTGATGAAGATTGCACTCCCCCTTGCACAGCTTATTATTACATCACACGCTGATAGTCTTCCTACAGATAAGGAATTCGAAAATCTTGCTACATGGCTCGCGGATCAGAAGAATGACCAACTCGCAAGTTATGTTCTTGATATATTTAAACAAACATTTATGGGCGACATCAAGGATACTGTAACACGTGATAAACTCTTTGTACTTCACGGTATTAAGGATTATATTGCAAAGCAACCTGATAAGGATGAAAAGAAGAGATTGTACGATGCAGTCTTCAAGCCGTTCTTCGATCGTTGGAATGTCGACTGGGACACCGCTCCTGACTACCAGAAAGGACTTGCTGTTGCTGGTAAGGCATATGGTGATACCTTCAGAAATTCTGTCGTTGACGGCCAAGAAGCTCTCGGTTAATTTATTAATTATCAATTAGTTAATCATTAAAAAAGACTCACGAAGTGAGTCTTTTTTTTTGCAAAATAATTAAATATTAAAGTAAATAAATTATTATTTAATTGTGAGATAAATTAAGTAATACGATAATCGATGGAGATACCAAAAATCGAAGAACTGATTGTAAATAGGAATTATTTAGGAAGACTTTATATTCAAAAACACTTTTCTGAATTCTATCAATATTTATTGGATACATATAAGTATGTTCCGTGGAAAAAATTTAGTGAGTTACTTTATTTGTATTATCATAATATGAACGATAGACCAAAATGCAAATGTTGTGATAATAAAGTGAATTATATAGATTTTGCGCATGGATATCATATATATTGTTCAGTTAAATGTCAAACCAACGATCCTGAAATTATCACCAGGAATTTAGAGAAAAAAGAAGAACGATATGGGGAAGGATATTTATCTATTTATGAAAAGGTAAAACAAACCAAACTAAAAAAATATGGTGATGCTCACTATAATAATACAGAAAAAAATAAACAAACCAAGCTTGAAAGATATGGAAATCCGTATTATTTGAATCACGAAAAGGCTACGCAGACATGTATTGAACGATATGGCGTGAGTTCTCCGATGAAAATTAAAGAAATTGCTGAAAGATCTTTAAATAACAAAATTAAAAAGTACGGAGTAGATAATGTTTCAAATCAAAAGAAAATCAAACTCACCAATCTCGAACGCTATGGGACAGAAAACGTATTTCAAGTTGCCGAAATAAAAGAAAAATCAAAACAAACAAAATTTGAAAGATATGGGAATGAACATTATTCAAACAGAGAAAAAGCTAAACAAACGTGCTTGAAAAAATATAAAGTAGATAATGCATCAAAGACAAAAGAAGTAAGAGAAAAAGTTAAACAGACCGTTATAGGAAGATATAATACGGATAATGTTGCAAAAGTAAAAGATTTTCAAAATAAAGCCAAACAAACTTCAATTGAGAAATATGGCGTAGAATATTACACACAAACACAAGAATATAAAGATCATCTCAAAGAAATCACTCCTCAAATTCAAGAAAAAATCTATAATACTAAAAAAGAAAACGGAACATTCAATACTTCATCAATTGAAGAGCTGTTTGAACAATGGCTTATAGAAAATAATATTATATTTAAGAGACAATATAAAAGTAATGAGTATCCATTCGCATGTGACTTTTATTTTCCAAATGGTAACCTCTATTTGGAAATTCAGGGGTATTGGAGTCATGGAAAACATCCGTTTAATCCTAATGATCCAAAAGATATTGAAACAGTAAATAATTGGAGGAAAAGAGGAACAAAACAGTATCTTGAAAATATTGAAACATGGACTCAACGGGATCCTCTCAAACGCCAATGGGCAAAAGACCATAATCTCAACTGGAAAGAGATATTCACGTGTGATCTCGATGAACTCCTTGTTCAAATAAAAGACGATATAATATGAAACAACACGTAACAATAGGTATAGACCCGTCGGTTAATAGTACTGGTGTGTGCGTTTCTGGGCGGGGGTTTAATATATATTATCTTATTCCTTCAAAGATAACCAAAAAGTCACTTGAGTACTCAAAAGGGATTGATTGGTTGAATGTGTGTGAATATGAAAAAGTATCTGTTAGAGATGTAGATAAATACTACGAAAAAGAGTTTATCAAGTTTGGAAATCTTGCTGTTCTCGTGGAGACAATATCGGTTGTCCTGGATATGATAATGCATAAATACATTGTTGACTGGGTGACGATGGAGGGGGTGAGTTATGGAAGTGTCAGTGGAGCTGCTCTTGTGGACTTATCATTTCTTAATGCAATGATTAGAATGAAGTTACACGAAAAGAAAATAAAGTTCTATATAGTAGCACCAACGGAAGTAAAGAAGTATGCTGTAGGGAACGGAGCTGCCGAAAAGTCTGTAATGATAATGTCATGGAAAAAACTTGATAAGCGAATACAGTCTCTTCCTGAATGGTTTAAATGCGATGACTTAGCAGATGCGTTCTTCATGGCTCATTACAACCCCGAGATTTCTGAATGATTATCCATTATTTTTATATCATAAAAAGATATGGAAATCAAATAACAATACAATGGGAGCAGTGCTTGTAGAAATAATATCACAATTTGGCGTATTAGGCTTAATACTTGCTGGTATAATATACTTGATTGTGGATGCGTTAAAGAATAAGAAGAAGAATTTGGTGTCATCGAAGAAACTCGACGAATCTATTGATAAACTTGAAGGACATGTAGACAAGAAAATTGACGATGTCAATACACGGATTGATCTTGTTAATGATAAAGTAGATACTCAATATGAGTTACTCAATAAGAGAATTGATGCTGGTCCGGAAGCCTTTATGGATAAGATGGCTGAAAGAAAAAAAGAAGATGACAAAGAACATTTTAATAAGATAATTGAACAGTTTACACAGGCACCAAAACTACATCGGATACTTAAACTCTATAGAGAGAGAATAGGATGTGATCATATATTCTTTGGTACATTCCATAATGGTTCTACAAGTATAAGTGGAATTCCGTATTGTAAATTTGATATAGTAGCAGAGAAGTTTAAGCCTGGTCGTAATAATATGGACCTCAGGGAATATACAACAATATATAAGAATAGTGATATAATAGTACACGACAATCTCCCCATGGTCATATCTCAAGAAGATTACGTGTATTTCAAAATACAAGAAGATGGAAGTTCGGAACTTGAGGAGATAGACGACATACTTTATAGAAGATGTATCAAAAACGGAGTAAAACAATTTGCCCTCAATCTTCTACGAGACGGACAGATGAATCCTATAGGGTTTGTTGGATGTGTTGATTTTAATTATGATGATGACCTTAACTTCCAAGAACTCAATAACTGTGCAAAAGAATTAGAAGAAATATATAAATAACGAGCATATGCAAACAAAAAGTAATATTCAATTAGTCAGAGAGAATCTCGCTGTAAGAGACGCATTCAAATCTAATATTGAAGAACTCATGGAGAAGTGGATGATAGAGGATTCTTATTTTACTCCGTCAACCAAAGTTCTCGGTGAAGCCGAAGAAGTAGTGAAGGGTTATTTTGTGTTTGAACACGAATACAATACATTCAATGAGGCGGTGTCTAATATGACACAGGGATATACAATTAGGATTATTAACAATCAAAGATTTCAGATCGGTAAAGTATATGAAAAATTATCCGAAGCTGAAGGGGACAGAGTTATTGATATAGTATCGGGAATGACTGTACAGAATGATTAATAAATCAAATATAATCAATCTTAATTCATATATCAGGATGTCCTCAATAAAAGAATCATTTGAGGACTCTTGTTTATATGTTACATCAGAAGATCATTTAAAAGACATATTCAAATATGAAAATGTAATTTTTGAAACATCTCAATTAAAAATGTCTTTTTTTGACAATCTTAAACTTTCTTGTAAAGACCATACAATAATTAATTGTTTGTCGTCTCAAGAAATTTTTGAAAAACAATTATATGAAGCAACTGGATTAGTAATATTTGATAATGTTTGTTGTTGTAGAAATAATGACATATTAGAAAAAGTCACCGGATACAAAGAAAATAAAATGTTAGTATGTTAGTCAAAAGTGTATTAGAAAAACAGATAGAAACTGCTATATATAAAGCCATGAAAGATGCTTTTAATGATATGAATACTCAATTAAATAATGCAAAAAATCTTGGCGACGGTAGTGAGTTTAATCCCGATTCTGCTATAGAAGCATTTGCAAATGCTGCGAGTAAATGTTCATCTGATATAGCATCAGCTATTGATACATATATTAAATCAGCTCAAATAATGATTCCTATAGGTACTGTTATGACTCCGATGCCGACATTAGTTACAGCTGCGGGTCCAGTTACGGGTGTGTTTACATTAGCAGCCCCTACTACATTACTTAATTCGATTAGTTAAAGATTAGAGATAAATTTAGTAAATATATACATGTCAAAAATAGTCAAAGAAGCATTCGACAGTGGTCGTGATAGCAACGGTAAGAAATGGGAAGATTATGATACCATTCTTTGTCCGGACGGCGAGGTCATAGACATGCAGAAATTGCTTGAAGAGCAACAGCGCGCATGTGCTGCACTTGGACATCTCCTTCCAGCCCTTGGTGGATTTGTTAGTAAACTTCGACCAGTTTACACATTCCGTGTTGATACTCAGGCCACCGACGGATACAATATCTTTATTAATCCACAATTCACATCACATCTTGATCTCACCGGTAAGACATTCATTCTTGCTCATGAGATTATGCATAATCTTCTCAATCATCTCAGACGAGCCGAAGAACTTGGACATCCTATAAAAAAGTCTAATATTGCAGCTGATTATGAGGTGAATATCACTCTTGCTGAAGATCTTAAATTGATTAAAGCTAGTACTATTAAAGGTATGGGTGGATTAATTGATAACAAGTATCATACTTGGGGTTATGAAAAGATCTATGCAGATAATCCATCAGGTCCCTCAAATAGTATGAATAATAAAGACGAAAGTGGTCAAGCACAACAGAATCAAGGACAACAGAATCAAGGACAGGGTGGAGGATCTGGTGATAGCAATCAACAATTTGATCCCGACTATATTAAAGGATGGAATGATGCTGTTAAAGACTATATGGATGGTAAATTAAGCATTAACTAAGGTATGAATCAGAGAGAATATAATAGTGGATATCAGGCTGCTATAGATGCCATCCGCAAACAGATACAACAACAGCGTAAGAATGGTCAATCTCAACAACCGAGTCAGGGCGGGCAAGCTCAACAGGGACAGGATGGTCGAATGATGCCTCCGGGAATGGGTGACGCTAGTGGCGAAGGACAACAAGGACAGAGTTCCGGTCAGGGACAACAGTCACAAGGTCAAGGTGCTGGAAGCGGCAGCGGTAGCCGTGGAAGTGGAAACCAAGGTGTAGTTCAGCCTGAAGATTGTATTGGACCTAATAGTCTTGATGATGTTCCTGGAACTGCTGGTGGTTATATAGACCGCAAAACCGGCGATGAAATAGCTAAAAACGAAGGATATGATAAAGGAGATGGAGGAAGTGATGACCAGACCGCGCGCGACTGGAAAGACAACGCCCTTAAAATGGCAAAACAACTCAAACAACAAACAGATAAGAGTCGTGGTGGTGGACCCGCTGCTTTTGCAGCAAGACTTGAATCTATCTATAAACCTACGAAAGACTGGAGGAAAGAGTTAAAGAGAGTTGTTGGTCAAGCAATCACACCAGATGACCCCCGTCAGGCATTCGCACATAAGAACACACTTGTCAGTCAGGATCGTATTGCTCGTGCGGACAAGGATAAGTACGATAGTATGGACTATATGGTTGCAATGGTTGATACATCAGGATCTATGTCTGAAAAAGATATCAAAGCGTGTCTCGGTGAGGTATATGGAGTTGCGCTTGCAAAGAAACCACTTAAACTCGTTCTTATGTACTTTGGTAGTGGAGTAAGTAAGATAATGGTGTTCAAGAGTTTGACCGAATTCAAAAAGGAAATGAAAGCTCCTAATATTGCAGCTGGTGGTGGTACTGAGGTTGAACCTTGTTTTAGAATGCTTGCAACAGATCCACAGTTCCGTAGAAAGATTGCGGATATAGTTATGATTTTCACAGATGGTTATATTGACCAGGTAAAGCGTAATCCAAAGATTTGTAAGAATCTCTGTTGGGTGATTGTCGATAACCCTGGATTTGATCTCCAGTATAAGGATATCAAGACCAAGTGTGTTCATATTAAAAAAGAAGATATGGAATAATGAAACATCTTGTATCATATGTAAAAGAATCTATTTTCGATCCCGTTAAGGATTTTGCAGATATACTCTCTGGTGAGGATTTGAGATATATATTCAAAAGAATATTAATGCCTTATAATAAGAACTCAACAGTTGAGGATATTCTTATTGCTCGTATAAAAGAAGGTCGCGAAAAACCTGAGGAGTTAGCGAAGAAGATGAAGTCAATGATTGAGGTTGATAAGATAATGGTTGACAATAACATCAAACAATGGCAGAAGTCAAAAATCACCAAAGATGGTAACGTTCTTGAGCTCTACTTTGACACTTCTCGTGGAGTTAATCCTAAAGGTTATGTCGTAGTATATAACCCATTCATCTCGATAAATATGTTCGAATGGTCATTCCTTGTAACCGCAGCTGCAAGTCGTGTTGGTAAGACCCTTCGTCCAGTTGAGTGGATCGAACCAAAGAGCGCAGAAGAGAGCAACCATAAGTATGATGAATGGTCCGACGTTCCAAGGACATTCATTGATGATCCAGTTGAAGCATGGAAATATATTGAAAAGAAATACGGAAGATTCTAATATGAAACATCTAACCGATATAGTAAACGAAGCAATGCTCACTGGTCCAGCTACCAGTGATGATAATGTACATGTTCTTGCACTTGTATCAAAAGAACATGTTGATGATAATCTTTCATATGAAAGGTAGGAATCATGTATGTCTCATATGGACTCCAGAAGATTGTAGTGGGTATATGTGTGCAAACGGAGGGGTAAAATGGGATGATGGCAAACATTGGTCTATTCCTAAGAATCTCGATAGAATAATTGGTAAAGTGAATTGGAATAAGGTTGATGATATTAATGTAGATTATGCCTATTGGGGTCAGGTTGGAGATCGTGGTGGATATGATATTGAGGTTTATTCAGTATCAGTTCCTGTTAAAGATGTAATGAAAGTCTATAAACAAAATGGATTATCTCTTTGGATACGTAAACATAGCCCAGCAACAGCCAAACTTTCATCAATATTTAAAAAGTGGAAGAGTAAAGGTTGGTTAAGTTAATTTAAAAGAACTTTCTTTTGAAAGTTCTTTTTTTATGTTAACTATACCGTTATTATTTAACTATGAATGAATCTACTCAAATAGAAAGAAAACCAGGAAGCGATGGCAGTAGTGTGTTTATTGGAGAAGGATATGAACTCGGGCAACCACTTGATCCAAAGAATATACCAGGATTTAATGTAACTACAAACTTCCGTCCAAGATATGCACAGGAACAGGAGCAGAAGAAAAAGAAGAGAACCATCGCAAAGTTCTTTTCTAACATGGCCCGTTGGGGAATGGACTATGAAGACGATGTTGTAAAAAACATGCGCGCTATCCCTGCAGATAAGAATCTCCTTCCTAAAGAAACACAGCTCGAGAATCAAGACTTATTCAATCAAATGATTAATTCTTGGAAGGTAAAGAGTAATGCTGATAAAAACTTCTTTGAAAAGGATTATGCACAGAAGAGAGAAGCTCTCCGTAAACTTGCAGTTCAACCAGAACTTGAAGATATCCTGGATACAATGTCAAATGAAGGCATCGTGTATGATGGTGATTTGACTTATTTTGCAGAACCATTTATTGAACCACTTGAGATACAAGATCTTGCTAAAGAAGCTGCGAAGAAAGTAGAGGATTCTATGAATACTCATTTTCGTCGTTTTTATAAGATGTTGAATTGGAAGTATAATGCATGGGATGATTTTAAGAGATGGTTAGTTGAAGGTAACTTAAGTTGGGAAATTGTGTATGACTCGCTTGAGAAGCCTACAAGAATCATTGGGCTTGTTCCACTTGATGCTGCCACGCTCACTAGAAAATATGAAAATGGTAAATGGTATTGGGTGCAGTTTAAGGGTATTCAAGGACGTGAACGTACTCTTCTTGATAGTCAGGTTATTTATATAGCATATCAAGAAACCAATGCTATTTCGCGCGTGAGTTATCTCGAGAGACTTATTCGTCCGTTTAATATCTATCGTATTGTTGAGCAGGCTCAACTTATTTGGACAATTACTAACAGTTCCTATAAGATGAAGTTCACTATTCCTATTAAGGGTATGAACAAAGCCACTGGTCAACAAACTGTTATGAGTGCAATGAATAGATATAAAGAAGATATCAAGTTCATTGGCGATACTGGCGAATTGACAATTAACGGACAGGCGACAATGCCATTCAATAAAGAGTATTGGATGCCCGAAGGTGATAGTGGTAGCCCACAGATTGAGAGTATCGGTGGTGATGGTCCTGATCTCAATGATAACGATCAGTTGAAGTACTTCAAGAACCAACTTTATAAGATTTCTAAGATTCCTCTCAGTAGGTTTGACCAAGAAAGTGGTGAGACATGGTTTGGTACGGATGCAACAAACACTGCAAGGATTGAGATTGACTTTGCAAGATTTGTGAATAGACTTCGTAATCAATTTGCACAAATTATGCTTAAACCCCTTAAGATTCAGCTTGCACTTGATATTCCAGAGCTACAAGAGAATAAACAAATTCTTGAAGCCGTGAGCCTTCAGTTTAAGAGTTACAATCTGTTTGAAGAGATGATGGAATTAGAGTTGATGCAAAAGCGCGTCGACCATATCCAAACAATGAAAGACAGTATGATTGATATGGATGTTGAAGGAAATGAAATTAAGTACTTCTCATCTGAGTTCTTGGTGAAGAAATACCTGAAATTATCAGATCAAGACCTCAAACTCAATAACAAACTCAAACAAGATGAAATTGAAGAACTTCATCTCGCTGGTGGCGAAGCATCTGATGCTGAAGCTATGGCTGCTGCAGATAAGGGCGCTGCTGCCTTGGATCAGGGTTCTGCTGCCTTGGATAGGGTAAATGGCGATAACTATGATTGGGAATCTATAGTGAATAAGATAGCAGCAAACATAACAGAAAAACTTCTTCAAGATGATTCACTAAAACTTGTTGTAGAAGATCTCATTAAGGATAAACAAAAGAAAGAAGCAGAAAAGAAAAAAGAGAACAAACCTGTTGAGGATGACGATCAAAAACAAACAAAGAAAAAGAAAAAGAAGAAATCTTCCGAAGAAGAATAAATTCAAATCTAGGAGATCTAAATGATCTCCTTTATTATTTATACATGAAGCATTTAGTAAATTACATATTCGAAGCATTGAGGCGCTGGAAGACCAGTGATAACTACAAAGAGGTCGCAACTGAAGTATGTGATGAACTAGTAGATACTTTACCAAAATGGCCAAATCATAAAGATAATAATCTATCAAGTTGGGAAAAGGTGGATGCTGGAAAATGGTGGTGGAATAAAGGGGATATTGTAAGATACAAAAGTGAGAATACCAAGTATGTCGGTTATAAAATAGTATTGATGACCACTCTTGATCTTGGCTCTAATAATATAAATAAGTCCACGCTTTCACGAGCAATAGAACAATTATTTAATACAACTATTGAAGAAAGTGTGTTTGATAACAACATAAATAAGAAAATGCCAGAGTATGAATATATCAATAAGATGTATTTAACACTCGTGGATTTCTTCAAGACGAAAGACTTTTCAAATGTACCATTTGTAACGGATGAACAAGAAATTGTATTGTCTGGTAGAGATTTGAATCAGTTACATACTAGACCGACTATGAATATTGATGGATGGAAAGTGGCTCTTTGGAATGTGATTGCAGATAAAGCTAGTTATAACGAAGAAAAATATAGTATTCAAGTAACTCTTTTTATTTATGAAGATAAGAAATAAATATATAATTAATTGAATATGAAACATTTAGCTCAAATAATAAACGAAGGCAATATTGATAGATGTGAACGCAAATATCGCGAGTTTGTTGGTATGTGTAAAGCATATGATCCAAACATTGATATGAAAGATATATGTGTTCATAAAACATCAAAAAACAATTGGGCGGTATATAAAAAAGAAGGAGATGATTGTAAAAAACTTTTCATTGCTTCATACTTTATCCTAGACAATGATGTTATTAAGAGAAATGATATAGAAGTTTGCACAGAGTCTTTAAATGAAGCACAAGACGGGTTCGAGGTGGCATTTATTCAGTACGATCCTGATGTTCTGACTGACTATGAAAATGGTGATGTGGACGAAGACGAACTCCATGATAGTGCTACAGAGGCAGACTATGATAGGGTTATTCTTAAAGCGCGCGAGGATAATAAAGCCATCCGCGAAGCTGAACCAATTATTAAAAAGATGGTTAATAAGCATCCTGAACTCTGTGGAGGTATTGTATATGATATGGGTGGAAATGTAATTGAAAATATATTCGTATAAGAAATGGCAAAAATAAATATACAAAAGGAAGATAATATGAAAGACATTAAAGAATACATATCAGATGCTACTGTTGACGAGAGCGTCTTTGATCTTGATAAGAACATCGAAAGTGGACCCAACTGGGAGAAACAATTAATTGATTGGCTTGTTGGTAACGGCGGCGTAACTATTAGTGGAACGGGATGTGATTGTCTCGGTAGGAAGGTTGAACCCGGTGATTGGGTGGTGTTCTTGGATGCTGGTGGTCATTGGGGAACAGGAAAGAGACTTAATATAGGGAAAGCAATTGCTGTAAAGAAACAAGTAAGTATCGCTCTTTTCCTTCCAAAAGAAGGTAGGTATTCATGGTCTGAATCAATTGAAAGAATAAGTAGACCATCGGAATATGTCTTCAAGATAAGTGATCCTCAAAAGCTAGCAAGTGAGGTTGTATAAAAAAGATACGGGAGATCCACAAGGGTCTCCTTTATTATTTATACATGACTGGATGTCCTATAAAACGCATAATAACCTTTAATGAAGCAGTAGTTTATGGTCCTGTAAAGATCGTAGATAATCTTGATGTTGATGTCACAGCCGAGTGTCAGTTCAGTTGGAGTACTGACGGGGCTTGTTGGACAAGTTGGGTTAGTTGGATGCAGTATAATACACTTGCAAAGAATCTCGAAAGTGATTACTTTTTGAGAATCTTAATCTTTGGTGGATTGAGTAAAGTGTACTATAATGGTATGCTTACTAATTGTTATAGTATCTGCTTTGATCAGAGTAATGCATTCTTAAAGGATTTTTGTGAAGGAAGTAATCTCTTCCAACCATATACGGGGCTTGATTGTGCATTAGAGTTGCAACAACAAATGGCTGATTCAATTATATGTATGTTGGGTATTCCCATTTACTACTTACGAGTGACTCCAAATCCAGAATCTGTTGACTATACTTTCAAGGAGTGGACGTTACATAATGTTGTTGATATCAAACAAATGAAACTCATGATTCCTGATGGTACTATGCCTTCCAGTAATCCAAAACTCACAGATTTTGATTTTGATTGGGAAATTGACTGGGAGACTGAGTTAAGTAAGAGTCAGTTTGCGAGAGCATTTGGTGATACAGCATTTCCAAAACAACGAGACCTTGTCTATGTTCCACTCATGAAGAGGTTATGGGAAGTTAACAGCGCATACGATGAAAAGAATGAAGGACTCTTATGGAGACCTACTACATGGAAATTAGCTTTAGTCAAATATAATGAAAAGACTAATGTGGATAAGGGAGACTTTAGCGACTTAATTGATGGATGGCTTGTGAATAAGTATGAAGATACATTTGGTGAGAAAGAAACTATTGAGCAAGAAAGAGAGAGTGGTAGCCCACAGTTGAGTTCACCACGATTCTCGGCAACAAACTTATATGATATATTTATGGAGGATGCTGTAAGAAAACAAATATCGGCAAACGAATACAATCAAATAGATTATATAACAGTACAAGATAAATTGTATTGTCACCACAATAATATAACTGCAAGAAATATATATAGATTCAAAAACGAAAACGGTTGTGTTATTTATCAAGAACCTATATGTGGAGAGGCTGGGTGGTTGTCATTTATAATAGAGACACCCGGTGACCCTTCCGTATTGTCAGAAAAAGAAATATTGCGGTTTGGTGATATAAGCGTTACAGTTAATTCGGATGGAGAAAAATTCTATTTATCTTGGAGTGATTTTACTGCAGAACTTGAGCCGTTTAGTACGTATATGGTTATTCTCAAATGGAATGCCCGTAACCTAACTATTGATATGAATGTATATCTTTATGTTCATCGTAGTGACATGCCTCCTTATCTTTTAAAACCAGAAATGTATTGGTGGGACTTTGAGAATCCCATATTTAATCAAACAGGAGACTTTAATAAAGCATTTAATCTTTCATACGTTTTAAAGAAGAACTCCGCCAATAATGTCACTAACGAAACTGTGGGTAATTTCATTTCTGAAGGACAATGTCAGATCCATGGGTGGCCTGTGGCTATGACTAATATTAAATACTATCGTGGCTGGATGTCTGACGAAGACATATTGAAGGAAACTATAAAGTATACAACTAATCACGAACAATGTGTCATCAATGACTTGGCTCGTCCAATCCTCGATGGACATGGTTATGCAGTAAGATAATGAATTGATTATCAAAGATCTAAATAATTTATTGTTTAGTATGAAGAGTTTAGCAGAGAGTTTGTTTGATAAGGATTTGATTTCTAAAGACACATTTAATGCTCACCCAAAGTCTTGGGAGGAGTTACACCAGACTGTATACGAATACTTAAAAACAGTTAACCCCAAAGAAGGAGAAACTGTTGATCTCAATTGGATAAACACCAAAGATGTTGATGATATGGGACATATATTCTATGATCCCGAAAGTGATATACCGTATTATTTGTACAACTATGATGTCTCAAAGTGGAATACAAAGAAAGTAACATGCATGTATGAAATGTTCTGTAATTGTAAGTATTTTAACTGTGATATATCTGGGTGGGATGTAAGTAATCTTAAAGATGCAGAATCCATGTTTGAGGGATGTGAACGTTTCAATCAAAATCTGGAGAAATGGAATCCCCGTAAACTAAAATACATATATGGTATGTTTGATGATTGTGATTCCCTTAAAAAACTCCCTGGTTGGTATAAGGAACGTCTATACCAAAAGGACAAAGTAAAGTCATGAAGAGTTTAGTAGAAAGCCTATTTGACACAGAAAAGAATATCACTAAAGATCTAACCTTTGGTGACGTATTTAAGTTGGTTGAATCTCCAATATTAAATACATATTTTAGTGATCACAACACGATATTCTTTTCAAAATATATGAGTGCCGTTAGAATTAGAAAAGAATCTAAAATTAAATGTGATACGGAGAATGAAACAATATACAGAGGGCTATTAAAAATAATTAATGAGATTAAATTTACTCCGGATACTGAGACCACAGACCTCTTTAAGGATTATCTTAATTTGATATTACATCCATATTATCAAGCGAGCCTATCAGAGAAGTATAAACATGTTTCTGTTCAGATTTATAAGAACGGCCGGTATGTGGTTGGGCAGGAACAAAATATGTTAGATGGGGACTTTGATGAAATACAAATCTTCCCCTGTCAAAACTTAAATCTTAAATTTGTACGTAAATAATTCATAATAAATACCTTACCAGAGGCAGTTGTTTTTACAGGTGCCTCTATTTTTTCTCAGAAAATTAAATATTTTACAATATGATTAATGTTAGAAAGAGTGACGGTTCGTATGAACTTTACGAGCCCAGTAAAGTAAAAAGTGGCATATATGCTGCCTATAAACATTCTAAACAAAAATATGATGAAGGATTGGCTAACGATATCGTCAATAACTTGGATATATTCGATGGAATATCCACAGCAGACATTCGTGAAATGGTTGAGGATCAGCTGATGTCTATCAATAAAAAAGTAGCGCGTTCATATATAAAACATGGAGAAGATCTGTCTTTTATAAAAAACAGAATCAAATATATGGATGAATATATGGATTCGTCTGATAATGCCGCATCCTCTTCAGAAACAGATCCAAATGCAAACGTTACAAACAAAAATGTATCAAATCTCGATGGTGAGGTATATAAAACCACAAACAGAGCAAGTCATAGATACAGAATGCGTCGCGAATTAAAGAAAACATCACCAGAGGTTGCAGATCAATATGAGAAGGATATAAACAATCACATTATTTATATCCATGATGAGGCGTCTTCTCCTTCAGTAAAGAATTATTGTGAAGCAGTTACTCTGTATCCATTGTTGATTGATGGAACCAAAAATATGGATGGTTTGAATATTGTTGCTCCAAAAAATCTCAATTCATTTTGTGGTCAATTGGTTAATTTAACATTTCTCTTAGCGAGTCAATGTAAAGGTGCTGTTGCTTTTGGTGAGTTTTTTAATTTCTTTGATTATTTCTGCACAAAAGAATTTGGGGATGATTACATAAATCATCTTGATGATTGGGCGGATACCGAGTTTGTAAAAAATAGAAAAACCATACACGGAAAAATTCATCAGGCATTCCAACAAGTGATTTATTGCTGGAATCAACCAAGCGGAAACAGATCTAGCCAAAGTCCATTCACCAATATTTCTTATTATGATTCTGGTTATTGGCATTCTCTTTTTGATAACTTTTATTTTCCTGACGGAACACAACCATCTTGGGAAAGAGTAAGTTGGTTACAAAAAGATTTTATGAAGTGGTTTAATAATGAAAGAAGCAAGACGCTTCTCACATTCCCTGTTGAAACTATGGCTCTTCTCACAGATGGCCAAGATGTTATTGATAAAGAATACAAAAACTTCACCGCTGAAATGTGGTCAGAAGGGCATTCGTTTTTCTTATATCTCTCTGATAGTCCTGACTCACTGGCCAGCTGTTGCAGGCTTCGCAATTCCCTGTCACCGGACGCCAAAGAATTTAGTTTTACCAACGGACTCTCTGGTGTGGCCACTGGGTCGTGTAATGTAATTACGTTAAATCTTAACAGAATAATTCAAAATTATTTTAGATCCATTGGGAATGGAGACCCTGTTGTTAAAAGGCGCAATTACAAAACAAATGAGTTTGAATCATATTTTTGCGATATTGTTAACAGAGTCATCAAATATCATATCGCTTATAAAAATCTTCTGTATGATGTAGAGAAGAAAGGAATGTTGTCTGCATCAACGGCGGGATATATCACAATGGACAAATTGTTCTCTACAATAGGGGTTAATGGATTTAATGAAGCTGCAGAATATGTTGGTTTGAAATGTAGTTGTAATGATGATTATAAAGAATTTTGTCAATATCTGACCGGACTGATCTCAAGAGAAGAAGACAAGATAATGGATAAAAAATACAAGATGAATCTTGAGTTTGTGCCAGCAGAAAGCCTTGGTGGAAAGAATTATAACTGGGACAGAGAAGATGGATATTGGGTACCTAAAGATAGAGTTCTTTACAATTCATATTTTTATCTTGCAGATGACCCCAAGACTTCAGTTCTTGATAAACTCAGAATGCACGGTAGAGATTTTGTAAAGAATCTTTCTGGTGGTGTTGGGTGCCACATCAACCTGGATTCACATCTTTCAAAAGAACAATACTTAAAGTTGATGGATTTTGCAATTGGTGAAGGTACAAACTACTATACTTTTAATATAAAGCAATGTTCCTGTGATCATTGCAATCATATTGAAAAGAGACATTTTAGTGTTTGTCCTGTGTGTGGATCGGAGGAAGTAACCGATTGGACGAGAATTATTGGTTATCTCCGCCCCGTCAAAAACTTTGAAAATGCTCGAAAGATAGAAGAATCAAAACGAATCTATAGTAAAGAGGTTGAGTAATCAATCTCTTTTTTTTTATTGGATTGAAATTCTCGGGTGGCTGTGGGTTGATTTATTTTTATTGGTTGTTTTATTATTATTTATACATGAAAGACACCACTAAAAATTTTCCGATTACAAAAGAAGAACTGTTTGATTTATATGTCAATAAACAAATGACTTGTTCAGAAATTGGCAAATTATTAAATCTTAAAAAAGAAAAGGTTTTATATTGGATAAAAAAATATAAAATACCAACTAGACCAACAGGAAACATTCCGAATAAAGAATATCACTTTGAAGCTTATAATAAATTGGTTTTTGATGATAAATTATTAACGGAAATGTATTTGAATGGGGTTCCCATGCGAATTATGAGGGAAACATTTCATTGTGATTCTGGTCCGATTCGTAGAAGAGCAAAAGAATTAGGGTTAAAAAGAGATCCGACAGTATATCATAACATGATGTCTACATATGAGTCTGATAAATCAAAAGACGATTTGATAATATCATTATATAATCAGGGATTGTCTGGTCCAGAAATATCTAAAATGGTTGGTTTTACTTCAGCAACTGTATTAAAACACATAAAATGTAGTGGTGTTATAAAAACCAGATCTTTATCAGAATCACAATTTTCCCATAATAAAAAAGAATATCCTTCCGATTTAGACGATTTCGAAAAGTTATATGACATGTATGTAACTAATAAAATGTCTAAAAAGGATATAGGAGTTCAATATGATGTAGCTCCTAGTGTTGTTGATAATAGATTAAAGAAATTCGGCATTAAGGTGAGAGGTAATTCAGAAGCGAGAAAAGGGCGATTTATAGGAGAGAATCATCCCAATTGGAAAGGTGGTAGAACAGGATTATATATGAGGCTTCGTGAATATTTTCGGGTAAATCAAATTCCCGAGATATTAAAGAGAGATAATTATAAATGTCAATTATGTGGGAGTAAAAAGAAACTCCAAGTTCATCATATAATATCATTTAAAGAATTATTTGAAGAGATACTTAATGAACATCCAGAATTAAATATTATTAAAAATGAACAAGAATTATATGATATAATGAGAAATGATTCAAGATTGAATGATCTTGAGAATCTTATAACTTATTGCAAAGAATGTCATCTATTTAAAGTTCATGGTTATAAAAAATCTTGTTAAATATGTTAGGAATCGAACCTAAATACACAATAAATCCCGATAAAGAACGGGTCAAAGCAATAAATAAAGCAAAGGCGGCAAAGAAAGAGAAGTACGGTAAAGAGTACTGTCCTTGTGTCCCTCCAAAATTTCATGACGATGACACCGTGTGTCCCTGTCGTGAATACAGAGAACACTGTCATTGCTGCTGCGGATTATATATAGCATGATAAAGTTTGTACCACAAGATACCCAAGTTGTATTTGCAGAGATACCAGACGAGGTGTCTCTCGCCATCAATCTGAGTTGTTGCCCCCACAGGTGTCCCGGGTGTCATAGCCCATATCTCCAAACAGATTGTGGAGAGGAGCTCGACGAAGATACGTTGGACAGGCTTATTGAGAATAACCCGGGAATTACATGTATCTTGTTTATGGGTGGAGACGGGGACAAAAAGAGACTCCTAGCCCTGGCAAGTCATGTCTCCGGTAAAGGATACAAGACTGCCTGGTATAGCGGGGATGACAATATAAATCTATTTGAATTTGGATGGACCTTTGACTATATTAAAGTAGGATCATATAAGAAAGAGCTTGGCCCAATCAACTCCAGAACAACCAATCAACGACTATATAAGATTGGCAGACTGTATAATTTTCATGAAGTTATTGAATATGATATAACAAATAAATTTTGGAAAGATGGTAGTAATTAATGATTTAGATATTTTCAACAAGGCGATATCCGAACACGATCTCTGTCTCGTTAAGATAGGAACACCATGGTGTGGTCCATGTAAGATGGTGCAAAAAAACATAGAAGATATTGAAAAATTCCACACAGATGTGTATTTTATTGAAGTAGACGCGGACTCAGCTGATGAGATAGTAGATGAGTTCGGAGTTAGAAGTGTTCCTGTTGTTCTTTTGATAGAAAACGGTGAAGTGACTTATAGGTCAACAGGGCTTCTTACTCAACCACAATTAGAAAACTTATTAAATTAACTAATATATGATGAGAAAAGTTGTTTTTAATGGGGTTATCAATGGTAAAGAATTTGATAATGTACAGGATTATAATGAAGAAATGAACAAACTCTTACAAAGTGGAGCAACAAACATTTCTGCTTCGTCATCAACATCAATCGTTGACGAACCCGAGACAGTTGCAGAACCCCCGGAAGAGGATAAAAAGAAACCTTTTGTTATTGAAGATTATCTTCCATACTTTGTTGGTGAGGGAAACGATTACTATATCGACTTGCTTGCATCAGAAGATGATGAATTGAATAACAAGAACTTGGAAATTGCAGAGCATACATTTGTTGATGTACTTAAGAAATTACGCGATGAGATTGCTGATCGTAATATCACAGTTGAACAGGCGTTCGACCTAGTTAATCTTGTGAAGGAAGTTCGTGCCCGCGTAGATAATGATAAGGACACCAATGAGAAGATGATTAAGGATATCGAAGCTGCTCTTGCAAGTAAGACTAAGGAACTCAAGTTACTCAAGAATGCTCGTCCTATTATCAATTACACAAAGACATATTATGACGAGTTGTTCAAGATAATGAAGACTTACCTCTTGGCTATTTAAGTTTAACACTAACTATATCACTCAAAGGAAGAGAGACGGTATTAAATATACAGTCTCTCTTTGTTATTTATATATGATAAAGTATTATATGTATATGAGTATGTACAGTGAAAGTTATGCAAAAATATTAAACGGATATAACAAGATATCTGCTTGTATTGAATCAACCGAGACGCAGGAACAACTTACGTGTATTACTAATATGGTTGAGAGTTGGGTGTCTCTAGCAGACAAGTACTGCACTGCAGTATACAGAGACAAGACAAATAAAAACAGAAGAAAGGACTCAAACGCTCTCGGTGAGGTATGTGTGGGGATGTTCGAAGACCTTAAAGGACAGTACCAGGAGAGACTTCAGGGATTCACTCCAGAGGAATATGAAGCGACCTTCACTCCAAAGAGAATTAAGGGATTAGCAGAGATAGCACATGAATGTGATGAATAACATACACCCGCCGACATCATATGAATGGTTCGGTATTGAGTGTGGTGATGGATGGAAAGAACTCTATCAACCCCTCGTTGATTTCGTAATAAGATACAACGAAGAGCATGCCGGAACGGACTCATATCTTGAAATAACACAGATTAAAGAGAAGTGGGGAGGACTGAGATTCTATTGGTCTGGCGAGAATGTGGATAAGGAGACATGTGATCGGCTCAGCGCGATGGTCAAGGAAGCCGAAGACGAATCCTACCGCGTGTGTGAGATGTGTGGGACTCGAGAAGGTGTCGGGATTACAGTTGACGGATGGTATACAACTATTTGTAGTGAGTGTCTATGTGAGTCAGTAAAGAAGCACTATGTCCGTGATAGAAGATGGAAAGAGGGACCTTATAGAGGAAATGGTAAAATATATATAATAGGTAAAGATGGAAATAAACAAGAAGAAAGTTAATTGGATTATTGCTGGGGTGATGGTTGTATTGATTGGTCTATTGGCTTGGGCCTGGACTAGTAATGTCAATATCCAGAGATCGAACAACAACTGGAAACACAACTATGAAGTCCTACAGGATTCTGTTAGCGTCATCAAAACAAAACACGACGAAGTTTTGTTTGAGAACGGGTCGTTGATAATTGAAAAACGAGACCTGCAGGAAGCGCTTGATATATCAAAACAACAGGTTCGTGACTACGAGAAGGCACTTGGAAGTAAGCTCGCATACATCTCTAAACTCGAAGCACAGCTGAAGATAAAGGATACAGTATATGTTACAGAAGTCGTTCATGATACTCTAACTAATTCATATAGAATGAGTTATTGTGATGACTGGTTGAAGTTTGATGAAAACTTCTCCCTATTAGACCCGAACAACCCCGTCCTGAAGGTATATAATATTGACATGAATGTCCCGTTGAAGGTGGGGTTAGGGGGCGATTATAAGATATTTGTAACAAGTCCCAACCCTTACTTCAATGTCACTAGTATTGAAGGGGCTGTGATTGACGGTAGCCGGTTTGAGAAAAAGATATCTCGTTGGACACTTGGTGCATATGGTGGATTTGGTTTCCAGTACGGTCTGATTACCAAACAAATTGACGTGGGTCCGCAGGTTGGTGTTGGTGTTGGGTTCAGATTCTTCTAAAGATCTGAACCTTTTTTGTTAATTAAATACAAACAGATAAAGATATGGATAGAAAAGTAAGTGCAAAAATTTGGTCCTTGGTCAATGCGGTTGAACCTGGTGTAAGTAAGAACATCACATGGAGTGATGCCTGGGCGAAGCTCAGTCAGTGGGGCGGGTTTGAAGGTGGAGTTGAGACGAAGGCCGATGGCACCACCCTGATGGATATATGGATTGGCGGGCAGAAGGTCAAAGTACTTACTATCCATGATGGATGGAATGAGAAAGAGCGGGATTGGAACTGGCACGAGGTCTTTGGACAGAGTCTAGATTATATCTTTGATGAAGGGTTGATTAAGAAGCCGCGCGCGCGGAGAAAAGACGCAAAGAAGCAAACGGTCAGGAAAGCTGTGATTAATGAGACAAAAACCGCGCAAATTTCAAAAGAAACCGAAAAGATGAGTAATACTATTATTCAGGCCGAGATCGCGCGTAAAAACAAAGAATTTGAGAAGGAGTGGTATAGCGAAAAGAATCTCGAAGATCTCAAAAGGAGACTTAGTAACCTTTCCGTCAAAAAGAGCGATTGGAAGAAGAAGGGAAAGGATGTGAGTGAGATTGAAGGGATGATGGAAGATTTCCGTACAAAAATTAAAGACATCAAAAAACACCTTAAGTAATATGAAATATAAACGAGATTATAGCAAGTGTAAAGTTCAGTTTTGTTATGAAACGTGTGGTTCTGAGTATAGATACATCTATTGGAGGATCCGACCGGAAGAAATGACTTGGTGGGATAGGACGTTTAAGAATCCATGGAGACAATTCTTGCATGAATGTGTTGGGGAATTAAATCCTTGCTATGATCCAGAAAGGTATAAAGAAGAATTATCTCATATTAAAACATACAAGGATGCTTTGAAATATTATAATAGGCAGAAATCCATTGCTGATAAAGATTATCAACGTTATGTGGATAAAGGTATTGAATGGCCAAAAACATTAAATAATTAATATGGAAAAATTTAGAGTAGTTTATGAGACCATTGATGGTCAGACCAAGGCAGTAACAGTTGAAGCAAGAGATGCTGATGATGCTGAGGTAAAAGTATATTATAACTATCCGGATTGTTTACAAGTAAAAGGAGCAAGTCGATGAAGAACTTTCCTTTCGAACACGAGGGCAAGACCTATTGGTACAGTCGATCAGTTGCCTGTTCGATGTATCTGTATATATATGATAAGAACCTTAAGGAATGGTTCATCCTGGTTTCTAAACGAGGGCCCGGATGTCCGTCCGCTGTAGGAAAATGGAATGTTCCTGGTGGGTACCTGGACTTTGACGAGACACTTGAAGAAGCCGCAAGGAGAGAGTGCTACGAAGAGACAGGAGTGAGGTTTGATGGACCATTGACACTCGCATCCATATCAACAAATCCCCATTCCAAGGCTCAGAATGTTGTGTGTTCGTTCTATGGTGTGATAAAGGTAAACTCCGCGATGGAGATAGTAAGGAAACTTGATAAGAGGAATTGTAATGGTGAGAAAGATGAGGTAGATGACATTGGATTGTGGACAGTGAAAGACATCATTGCAAGACCCGAATTATATGCTAACGGGACAGCGTTTGGACATGATAAGATGATCGTTAGTATATTCAAGACTAGGATTAAATGCAGTTGGTTTAAAAAGATGATTATCAAGTGGGGAGAGAAATTGAGTAAAATTAAATTAGAAATATTATGAGTATGCAAATAGGAATTGGTGAAGCATTCACATACAACAAAGAACATTGGATGATAGTCGATGTGAAAGAAGGTATGTTTGTCTGTAAGAATAAAAGGACAGGCGCCGTAGTGGAGTTTGATAGAGAGAAAGTAAAGAAGTTAATTAAGTAGACCTATGGACAGAATTCATATAAGACTACAGCCTGGAGCAAGGTGTTGGTTCACTAGCGATCAGCACTTCGACCATGTCAACGTAGTGAGGTTCTGTAACAGGCCTTGGGGTGATATCAAAGATATGAATAAGGCCTTGACTGATAGGTGGAACGAAGTGGTGGGGGATGACGACGTTGTGTTTGTGCTTGGAGACTTCTGTTGGAGGAAAGACCCGGTGGCTGTGAAAAAGAAGATAGATGAATTGCGCGGAGGACACATATTTATCCTTCCAGGCAATCACGACACGGACGATCAGTTTAAGTTAGTGAAGAAGATGGATAGGGTAGACCTGATATCCGATACAGCAATGATCTTTGTGAGTGGGATTGATGAAGATAAACCATCTCGTGAACACGAACTGATGCTCAGTCACTTCCCGCTTGCGACCTGGCCACACTTTCGGAGAGGGACACTTAACCTTCACGGTCATATCCATAGTGGACCGAGAGTAAGGAGTGAGGTAGACCAGCCAGGATTTGACTTGATACTTAAACCGGGTCTTACATATGATGTCGGAGTAGATAACAATGACTATTATCCGGTTGAGATACGCGACATCTTAAACAAACTAAACAAGCAAGTAATATATTAATTAAACCCCTAACCAATTATAAAATGGATAATTTGCCCGATTATGATGATATTCTTTATTGGAATACTTAATTAATTAAAATATAAATGATATGATTATAACGAAAGAATTCGAAGACTTTCTCAAGCACATCTGTAAAGAATACAAGATGATGGTTGCGCCGGTGGGACCAGACGGAACCCCGGGTCTCCTAGACAGATGGACTGCGGATGACTACTACAAGGCTCTTAAAGACAATATAGAAGAGTTTACAGAAGAGGTGCTCAAGCATCCATTCTTTGACTGTAAAGGATATGAGACATTAGAAGATGTATATGAAAAGGAAAAGTCCTTGTTCTTGTATTGCCTTCAGAACTTCCTTAATGATAAACTTCTTGGTGGGTTGGTGTCCACCGTTGACCTAAAGACATTGAAGACAGTAGAGATGGACCCAGATACGCTTGAGCCAGTCTCCACTGAAGTGGAGAATAAGAAGGAGTTTGTCAAAGAAGTGCTTGACGGAGTACCACAGAAGACCACACTCAAGGAGTTCCTTACCGATCCACGCTCATATAAGCAGTTCCGCGATCAGGTGGATGAGTGTATGTTGTATATGGACTGGACGAAGATTCATAAGGTAATGAGGTGTCTTGATTGGAAGTGGTTTAAGTGGGAGGACTCATTGGGAAATGAATATGAGAATAAAGTACCTACTATTTATGCTATCAAAAGACACGTCTATGATATGATCAAGCGTATGGAAGATTGGGTTCTCGAACACGGAGACCAGGACCACTACTATAGTGGGACGGGTGGATTCGAATACGAGATGCGGGTATGTGAGTCTGCTAGTCCAGATGACTTTGACAATAGAGTGAGGTTCGTTGTAAGGTTCGTTCCCGAGCAGTTTGATACAGGGATGTAAAAAAATTTGTAGCGTTGTTAAATTTTTAGAAACTCCTTATTATTTTAATTACAGAACATAAATCTATCATGAGAAAGTATAATGCATATTTACCCGTTGCCCTCTTTGATCAACTCAAAGACGAGGAAAGGTAGTATATGCACCGTACGAGATGATGAAGTGATAGAAAGACGTTAGGAGAAAGAGAATCTCAGGTGCAAAAGAAAAGTAGCACTTGAGATTTTTTTATTTACATATGGTAGTACGGTAATTGGTTCACCGGCTGCATTTGGGATGCAGACATTTATGCGAGTTCGAGTCTCGTCTACCATACAAGATAAGATTAAAAGAAGATATGATACAGATTAAACGAAAACATAATTAAGTGCTGATCTCACCATGAGGTCAGTGAAATACTATGACCTCATAGCTGAGCTGGTAAAGCAACTCTCCTTTAAAGAGTGGATCGTGAGTTCGAGTCTCACTGGGGTCACAAGAGAAAATATATAAGAAAATCACTAAATGTTCGATGTGAGTTTAGTATATATAATCTGTAAGAGATATTGAAAGTGGAGGAGGAACAGGAAACGTCCGAGGCTGGCGCTCAGCACAAGTAGATATCTAGTTCATTGACAAGTCTGAAAGAAATATAATATGAGTAAAAAACCTCTTTGGGTGGTATCTGTGAAGACTGCTTGGAGAGGAGCTGAAAAGAAATCCTTGTAGGGATAGGCCTTATAGGGTGTGCCTCCAGTGGGGAGGTACTCGCCAGGGCAGTAATGTCTTGGCTCTATGGACCTGTAGCTCAGTTGGTAGAGCGAAGGACTGAAGATCCTTGCGTCGGTGGTTCGATCCCGCCCAGGTCCACGCAGTTTATGCATTCAACCTTACCGAGTCGCAATAAAAGCACATGACTCAAAAGGAATCTGATATACGTTCTGTGATTGTCTTATCTTATAATATTTGGACAGTATATTCATCAGAGAGATGTGTAAGTGTTTGTAGGTCTTAAACGCACTCCTGGTGGTTATAGTAACCGGCTAAAGACCTACTGGTTATAATCAGGTTCGTTTCGACGACGGTTACAGGACCTGCACGTTATAGCTATTGAAGGTGAGTACCAGAGATGTTCGGTTTGAGAACGGAGGGAAAGCAAGTGGACTATGGAAAGGTCGTTGGATGACTGTAGCGTTAACAGTTCAGTCCCGAGATGCTGGGCTCGGTCAAAAACACCCGGCGCATACGGCCCGTTAGTGAAGTGGCAAACACGCTGCCCTTTCAAGGCAGAGGCGGTGGGTTCAAGTCCCCCACGGGCTACCATTAACAATCGTCCTTGTAATGATTATGTATTAATAAATATTAATAAATCAAATTAAATATTTATTTTACCAACAAGATGTACAGGAGTAAAGTAAGAGTAAAATAAATATTATGTAAAAATGAAATCCACCCGGGATTTTTTAGATGTAATAGTATTTCCGGGATTACAAGGAACTGATGTTCGATACTTGGAGATATATGGAGATGATGTCGACTTAATTCTAAATATATGGTCGAGGTCTGACGATTGTTATTTTTTAGTATGGCGCTATCGTCTAATTGGTTGAGGACATTACCCTCTCAAGGTAAAGATTGCGGATTCGAGCTCCGCTAGCGCTACAAAAAGTCGGGGAAGTGCTGGAATTTTGGTATACAGGCTGGTCTAAGGAACCAGTGGGCAGGTCCCATGTGGGTTCGAGTCCCACCTTCCCTACAGCTATAGTCTACCAAATTCTCCAAATTTGCTTTATTATTTAATTATGAATAAGATAATATGTAAATATTGTGGGCGAGAATTTAAGAGCATTAATGCGTATAACGCGCATAAATGTCCGGGGATTTTGGAAGAACGAAAAAATAAAAAACTACAAGAGATAAAAGAATATGGTGATTTTGAATTTGAATGCGAATGTTGTCATAGAAAATTTAAGACTTATAATTCTTTAAGGAGTCATCATGGTCATTGCAAAGATTATCATTTTGAACACAAACAATCAAAATATAAAATATCAGAAAATTTATACAAATGTGAATGTGGAAGAGAATTTGATAATCCTCAATCTCTTAATGCTCATTTATCTCATTGTAAATATCATCATAATTGTCTTGGAACTGAAATAAAAAAGAGACCGCATGAATTAAATCATACAATGGCTGGCTGGGATAATTTTTCTCAAGAATATATAAAGAAAATTTATGATAAATCAACTAATACAATTAGAGAAAAATTTGAATCGGGTGAATTAATTTCTTTTTGGGATGATAAAAAAAACGACACAAAACAATCCAGATTAAAATTAAGCATTTCGATGTCTAAATTAAGAGAAGAAGGAAAAATTCCGTGCAAAGGAATTATGGGATATTATAATGGTATTCATTGTGACAGTTCGTGGGAATTGGCTTATTTAGTATATTGTATTGAACATGATATCCCAATTAAACGATGTAAAGTTCGTTTTAATTATAAATATAATGGAACAACACATACATACACCCCAGATTTTATTATCAATGAAAATCAATTGGTTGAAATTAAAGGATTCAAGGATAGGAGTTGGGTCGAAAAAGAAAAATGTTGTAAAGAAAACAATATTAAGATAATTGATGAAAATGAAATTAAACCATATATAGATTATGTTAAAAACAAATATGGAAAGGATTTTATTTCATTATATGAAAAATAAAGAAGAATCCTCGCAATATAGGTTGGATAAAGAATCGGAATGATTCTCCTTCCGAACCGCATTTATACTGCGGCTGCAATTCAGATAAAGAGGGATCTGATGATCATTCGATGTACACGCGTTGACTTGGAAAGAATTATTCTTCTTTTTACTCTATCTGGTAGTGTCCGAGCGGTCTAAGGGGCTTGGTTTGGGACCAAGATTTCGGGAGTTCGAATCTCTCCTACCAGACTAATAATCAATGAGTTAACTCATATTATTTGAGATAACAATTTAATGGTCTTGTGGTGGAATAGTAGACACAAGGGTCTTAAAAACCCTTACTCATATGGGTGTGGGGGTGCAACTCCCCCCAGGACCACACATTTAATTATTTGTTAAATTAATTGTAATTATTTTATTATTATTTAGTTAAATACCCACAAAACAATTTTAGGATTATGGATTTTAACAAAAAATATTACTATTTATATAAAATAACAAATAATATTAATGGACATTTTTATTATGGGATTCATTCTACAAATAATTTGAATGATGGATATATGGGGTCTGGAAAAAGGCTTCAAGATGCATATGTAAAATATGGTATAGAAAATTTTACAAAAGAAATTGTTCAATTTTGTAATTCGCTTGAAGAATTATCAAATCTCGAAAAAGAAATAGTTAATGAAGAATTGATTAACAATCCAAATTGCTATAATTTATCCATTGGTGGGTATTTCTTAACAGAAAATGATTTACAAAAACTTAGTAAATCAAATAAGGATAGTCAAAAGGGAGAGAAAAATTCTCAATTCGGAAAGTGTTGGGTATATAAAGACGATACTTCGAAATCTATCAAAAAAGGAGAATTAGAAAAATATCTGGTTAATGGATGGATTAAAGGCAGAAAGGTTCATTTTAATAAAGAAAAAATATTGGAATCAAATCGTGATAGATGTTGGATTCATAAAAATAATGATATAAGATTTATTTATAAAGACGATCTTAATCATTATTTAAATTTGGGGTTCAAAAGAGGAAAAACAGATAAATATATATATGGAACAAAAAAGTTACAAAGCCCCCAACCAAATTATTTTAAGGGTAAAGTGAAAGTTGTAGATAATAATAACAATTCATTTTTTGTATCAACCAATGATCCAAAATATTTATCGGGTGAATTAGTCCCTTATAATAAAGGGAAAATATCTGCGGTTGATAAAGAGGGAAACAAATATTTTGTATCAACCAATGATCCAAGATATTTATCGGGTGAATTATTTAGACCAAAACGAAAAACCATAAATGGAAAAATATCTGTGAAAGATATTAATGGAAATACATATATGATTGATAAAAATGACCCAAAATATTTATCTGGCGAATTGGTTGGGGTAAATAAAGGAAGACATTGGAAAAATAAAAAAATGTCTAATTTACGAAAAAATATGAGATGGGTAAATAAAGATGAAATTAATACATTCATTAAAATCGAATTAGTAGAAGAATATTTATCCAAGGGATGGAAATTAGGGAGATTTCAAAAGAGTAAAAAGTAATAATTAATTTAGATTAAGAATATCAAATAAGGTGGCAGACGCAACACGGAAAGTATATAGTGAAATCCGACATTGGATCGGTCTCTGAGGAGGACCCTTTGAGGTGACTATACATCAAAATAAGGAAAGTTAGTTTGATATTCGATTTTGGGTAGGTAGGTAAGTGGTCAAAACGGGCAGACTGTAAATCTGTTGGCTGACGCCTTCGGGGGTTCGAATCCCTCCCTGCCCACGAGATTCTCAATCTCATAAATAAACATAATCGATTATGACAGATAGTAATAAAGAAACATTGATTCAGTTTGCAAAAGTTGCTGGTTTCGGACTTGCTTGCTTCGCGGCATTGATCGCTGCAGCAGGAGTATGGAACGCAGTTGCACTTGGTGCTATTGGTAGTTTCTATGGTTGGGTTGCTGGTGCTAACCTTGCTGTAGAGGGATTCGGATTCTACACTCTCTATAAGAAACTCTTCCCCAAGAAGACCAAGAAAGACGAGAAAGCTGAATAAACATTGAAATTGCATAAGAAGTTCCTATTAAGAAAACACAACTAGTTATTTTGACTATTACTTCTCGCGATTTAACATTTGCTCCCATAGCTCAATTGAACGAGAGCAGGTCCGTCCTAAGGACAAGGTTGAAGGTTTGAGTCCTTCTGGGAGTACCACTTTCTAGGAATAGTTGACTAAAACTTGCAGGCTCATCCGGTAATTGGTTGTAAAAGTTGAATTAAAGGTTAGATGAGCATTCTATGGACTCGTGGCAGAATGGTTGATGCACCTGTCTCTTAAACAGGGTGATGGGAGTTCGAGTCTCCCCGGGTCTACTTGGCGTTAGGAGTACGGTTTGAATCCGACACTATCAATAGATAGTTGGTGTTAGTCATGAGTAGCACAATGTAAGTCCCGGTCTATAATAATGGCTCATTAGGCCACCCGTGAGGTGGAACTACGTCGTCAGCGTATGTAAGAAGAAGGGTTCGACTCCCTTATGGGCCGCGAATATGTGAAGCAGATTGGATGTGCTACTGGAGAAAATCTATATTCCGTTTGAACCTTTCATGACGATGTTAAAGGGAGGTGATGAGAAGTAACAGGCTATGTTGGTTCGAATCCGACCATATTCACTATATTGGGATGTAGCTTTAATTGGTTGAGAGCAGCGGCCCGTTAAGTCGACGGTTGGAGGTTCGAGTCCTCTCATCCCAGCACATTCGGGGTGTATCGGCTCAAGCTTATACCTTGTCGAAACCGTAGCTGGTTGCACGGGGGTTCAAATCCCTCCACCCCGACAAAACAGGCGAAGTTGTCATACATATAAACCTGTTTCACAAGTTCAGGAGGTGATGCATACACACTGACTTGTCGGCATATGAGAGTGTCGGAGACACACAGAAGTGGAAACCACATCCAGGATTGAGTTGAAGTGCAAATAAATTCTTTCTGTTAGGATAAAGGTCTACCGGACACAAAGCTCGCCAGGAAGATTACCCTGGAAATACTTGGTTCGACTCCAAGATATGCTACAAATAACTCATAGAAAAATGGAAGGACCTCATAGCTCAGTTGGTAGAGCACAACACTTTTGAAAAATTGGAACTTTGTGTTGAAAGATACATTGAAAATCCTCCCTAATTCGGCAAAAGCTAAGTATGGATGTACGGAGCATTGTTGCGGACAATCGTCTAAATAACAAACCACTCCTGGTTAATGCTGGTGGTAACACAGAAGCATCGCTTTAGAGTCCAGACGGAAGAAGACAGTCCATATATGCCAATACCGAGCCAATGTTAAAGATGTAGTGGAATCGTAAGACCACTTACCCAAGATAACGACTATATGAAGGGTAGTTAAATCTTAGACAGTGTGTAGAGACTATACAGGAGGAACCTAAGTTGAAATGTTATCAAATCGGTGGAGCTGAAACCACACTAATCATTGTAGCTATAAGAAGAGATAATTACTTGCAAGATTTCAATATGGTTAAGATAGAGTCCAGACCACAAACAATTACTCGGAAACATGTTTCTTGAGATATGCTGAAAAGGGAAACAAAGGCAACTGAATAGGCAAAAGTAAAAGCAGAAACAGAGGATAATTGGTAGCGAAAGCTATAGTGGTAAGAATGTTGGGGTCGGTGGGTTCGAGTCCCCCTGGGGTCACAGAATTGCGGTATGATGTAATGGTAACATGCCTCCCTTTGAAGGAGAGCTTCCGGGTTCGAGTCCAGGTACCGCAACAAATTATTAAATAAATTCTAACCCACACTTTATTATTTTTATATAAAGTTGAGGGTTAGAATATGATTAACAAAGAAATTTTAGAAGAAGCCGTTAAAAATAGTAATAATATATTTAACGTTTGTAATATAGTTGGATTAAGACCAACTAATAATAATTATGATAGAATTAAAAAACTTATAACTATATATAATATAGATATTTCGCATTTTGATAAAAATATAAAATATAATCCTAATAAAAAAATGTTCACGGATGAAGAGTTATTTTCCATTCATGATCATTTTATAGGAACAGGCCAATTAAAAAAGAGAATATTAAAATATAAAGAAAATAAATGCGAATGTTGTGGTATTACTGAATGGAACAATAGTCCAATAACTCTCCAACTTCATCATATAAATGGAAATCGTTGTGATAATAGATTAGAAAATTTACAATTGCTTTGTCCTAATTGTCATTCACAAACTGATAATTTTTGTCACAGTAGTGTTAAATGGGGAAAACATGTTATTAAAAATTGTGAATACTGTGGTAAAGAATTTGAAGTAAAATATAAACAACAAAGATTTTGTTCAAAAAGTTGTGTGCAAAAATCAATAAATAACTTAAAGGTTCAAATAACGAAAGAAAAGTTGATTGAAGATTTAACCGAATGTAATTATATTATGGATAGTTTAAGAAAGAAATACGGTGTTTCTTTTATGACTATACAAAATTATTGTAAAAGATTTGGATTACCACATAAATCGGAAGAATTGAAAAAATATATAAAAGAAAATTACAAATAAACATATGAGCATGGCTCGGTAGCGCAATTGGTAGCGCAATTGACTGTTAATCAATAGGTTACAGGATCGTACCCTGTCCGAGCCGCAATATTGGTCCATTAGGCTAACAGTAAACTATTGGCTTGTCACGCCAAGGTCAGGAGGGCAGCACTCCTATGGACCGCAAGAGATATATTAGAGAGTGAGGTGATATACCGCTCTAATATAACAATTAATTGAGACTAGTATCAATTATGCTCTTAATTAAGAACTAATAAAGAGAGGTGGTCAGATACTCGATGGGAAGTACGCCAAGATTGGTGCTGAGGTGAGTATCATTAGTTCTTTTTTTATAACACATCGAGGTAGGGAGGTATGCCTGTAATAGTTAAACAATGGTCTCATTACAAATAAGGAGATTGGAGTAATAAAGGCTAGTGACTGTCAATCTGTGGTAGATGTGTTTCATATGGGCCATGTAGTGTAATAGTAGCACGTCACATTTGCAATGTGACAGAGGGGTGCAAATCCCACATGTGTCCACGTCTTGTACAACTAACAATTCACGGAATGAACTTGGTAGATTGGAACAATGCCAAGGTGTGGACCGCAAGAGGTAATATGGGTATATGTAGAGCAACGTTATTAATCCAAATATAGAACGTATATGGTATCATAAAGAGGTATTACTGGAAGAGTACCGGAAGAAATCCTTTCCGAGAGACTGAGACATCATGTGTTAGTTTGGGTATTTCCCGTCGACCAAGTTGTCGAGAGGGGTTACGGGTTCGCTCGAAGAGCGATTCTTGGGTTGGCCGCACTACCGTAAATGCGGCATCTATGGGCGCGTACGCCAGTGGTTTAGACCGTCACTCTTACAAAGTGAAAGCCGGTGGTTCGAATCCACCCGTGCCCACCAACAAGCAAAAGAAGTTCCTATTTAAAATGGTCAACGAAGGTTCGATTCCTTCAATTCCGACATAGCCGGAGTTGTATTACTTCTCGCTTGTACCTTACACTTGCATAGAAAGTTCCTATTGCTAATCTGGATTCGTTGTATGCTGGTTCGAGTCCAGCTCTCCCGGCAAAAAATCATTCATACTCTCGGGAGATAGGCAAATGGCATAGCCGACGAAATATTGCTTACTTTCCGCGAGTGTTTTTTTTTTTAAAGAGCATATAAAGTTCCTATTCGCTAGTCCGATCGGGTAGTCTAGAGGACAAGACACTTCACTAATGATGAAGAGACCGGGGTTCGAATCCCCGCCTGACCAACGTCATTACTTTTCGCTCTTTTTCTTTTACATCTTATGTAGTGGACCAATTAAGGGATAGTCATAAAGTATTTATTTGAATAATGTTGTAAAGTTAATGTTGTAAAGTTAATGTTGACTAAATACCCGAATTTTAACTTCATAAGGTGATGACGTAAGTCATTTGGCTGAGAGTATAAATCTTCATTTGTAATTTTTCGAGCAAGGTATCGGCTCGGTTCCGTTAATAGGGACTCCACCTTAGTTTAGGGTATATACTAAACTTGATATTTACATCACTTTAGCTCAAGAGATCGTTCCAAAAGAGCCCTGGATTTTATCGAAGACGCGTTGGTCCTCGAGACTGACGTTACCGGGAGATGTGCCGTGCAGCGAGTAGGTACAGGTGATGATTTTTTTTTTACTTGGTCCCGTAGCCCAACTGGAAGATGGCAATAGACTTAGGATCTATTCAGTGAGAGTTCGAATCTCTCCGGGACTACCACATATTAAATTTCTTTCAGATTTTAGTTATTTTATATTAGTTCTTTGAAGGTATAAGATAGATGCAGAATGGTCCTACTCCTGTTCGAGTCCAGGAGACTACCACGACAACAGAGACTTAAAGAGAGTGCTGAACCGTACGTCAGTGTCTTGAGGAGTGAGAGATAGGGATAATACATAATCCTATCCTATCTACAGCCAATGAGGAAACCGTCAGCGACTATGACGGCAAACCGGAACGAAATCACTGAAGCGATTGTAGTTTGTAATAACGGATCTCTGATGAGAATATTCGGCTTATACTGATGCAGAGACTTGCAAGAAGTGAAAATTGGCAAACGCGCTAATGCCTTCGGTAGAAATCCGACGATGTGTTTATACGGGACCGCGATAGAGGACCGTAACAGTGGAATTAGTTTAGTGAGAGAACACCTAGCCGAGAAGGCAGGAGACGGAGGTTTGATTCCTCCACTTCACTCAAATACCCGCCGGAATAGCTCAATGGCAGAGCAACGGTTTTGTAAACCGTAGGTTGTTGGTTCGACTCCGACTTCCGGCTCATACCCAAGACCTTCCTTTCGAGGAGGGTCTTTTTTTATGATTATTATAGTATAAATAAAAGAATTTGAAATGAGTGAAATAGTTGATAAACTTAAAAACGCGGGTTATATAACTCAAGTAGTTCCTTCAGACGAGCTTGCTGAGTCTCTTGATATACATGATTCTCCTACCGGAACCATCCAGATTACAGAGAACGGTGAGGTAGATGTCACCGATTACGCCACAGCAGAAGTGAATGTATCTGGTGGAAGTACTCCTACTGGTACTATTGAAATTACAGAAAACGGCACTGTTAACGTTGCTGCTTACGAGTATGCTGACGTTGATGTGTCTGGTGGATCTCCATCTGGCGACTATGTCGCTAAAAATGGATTATTGGATTCAATACCAACTGATTATTATGACGGAATACTTACAAATACACCGTCGGCTCATAGATATGATATGGGGGCATTTTGGGTAGAACAAATATATCATGTTAATTTATCATCGAATCAAATATCATTTGTAAAAAGCACTCTTGATAATGATTTTAATATCAATGATGATGCTCAAACATTTATAAATAAAATGATAAATGAGCTTGGCGAAGAAGGATATTATAGTTGGTTTCAGAGCCTTGAAGAAGATAATTTGGTTACATATGGTCAAAAATATTATCCAAAGGATAAAAATAATGCTTTTATTTTAACCAAGGAATCTATTGATACAATGTGTGAATATAGTATTTTAGATTTTATATCTGATTATGAAAATCTTCCTGAACGAGATTCCGATAATTATTTTTCAAGTCTTTGTACACTTTTATCAAATTATAACTGTCCTGGATCAATCAGCACAGTAAGTTTACCATTTATTCCCGACGCCCCAGTTCAACCAAAAATATTATTACTAAAAAATATTACTAATGATTTGAATTATTCTTTCCCCGGATATGTTGGTGATAATACATGGCAACCAGCATTACAACCCGGATATATATATAATTCAACATATGAATTTGTATTTGATTCCGAAGGAACTATTAGTGGGCCGGTTTATGGAGGATATATGTATACGAGTCAAAATGGTATGTGGAATGAACCTATGAATCAGCAACTATATGATATAACAGTAAAAGACGATACTTCAATAACTGGATATAAAGTCTTGGATACAAATGACATTGCTTGGAGAACGAAAACTCATATGTATTTGAGCGAAATATGGGAATATCCTTGTATTTTTTACTCATCATTCCCCCCAGATCCATCAGAATCTCATGTATATCTTGCAGCAATAGTATTTGTTAATGTAATTCATGGGTATACCGGAGACGATTGGAAAACATACGCCGAAGATTTCGGATATTATATTGCGTTTATTGATTATGATTTGCGTGGCGTTAATAACGGCGATGACGGCGTGATTTAATAATTACCAAAATTTCACTCCAAAAGACCTCCTAAACAAGGGGGTCTTTTTTTATATATTTTAGTTGAGGAGTCTCAACCAAAAGACTTCGTAATTACAATATGAGAAAACTTAAATTATCAGCAATTAGTGACCTTCACGGAAATCTCCCGAAGCCCGATTTCTTCGAGGAGGGAGATGTCCTCTGTATATGTGGAGATGTAGTTCCGCTTGATCTTCAACGCAACGACGTACAGTCCATCGCGTGGTTCTGCCAGGTGTTCATCCCATGGACCGACTCCCTTCCTTTTAAGAAAGTAGTGATGGTCTTTGGAAATCATGACTTCTTTGCACAACACATCGGGCCGGACCATATGAATAATGGTGAGATGATGTCCAGACTCCTTATGCCTGGCTCTCTCAAAGGGCAACATAAACTCGTTATCCTTTGTGACAACGGATGGAAATATGAAGGGTTTACCTTCTATGGTACTTCTTGGTGTCCCGACTTACAGTCATGGGCGTTCTACGGAGATCACTTCAAACTAGAGCAAGAGTATGCTAAAATTCCAGATCGGGTTGACGTGCTCCTCACTCACTGCCCTCCACGGATTGGTGATGCAGGAACCGTTCTTCAGAGGGGATGGAACTGGGGTCGAAACTTCGGATGCCAGGAACTCACAGATGCTATTTACTTTAAGCAGATCGGTTATGTGTTTTGTGGACACGTTCACAGCGGGGATCACCACGAGACCGATGGGGGAAATGGAACGAAAGTGGTTAACGTAAGTATGTTAGATGAAGACTACAAGAAGAACTATCCACCATTCTCGGTTGAGATCGCTAAAGAATAACGAAGAATTTGTTAAATAAATTCATGAGCATATTTAACGATAATATAAACGCGGATAACCCCATCACCGCAAGTTTTCTGAGGGATCTCATAAGTAAACGGATGGTTCCACCAGAAGGAGAACCTCTCGAGACCACTTGTGATAAACTATTGGGAGTTATTTACGATGAAGTAAAGTATTCCGTTCCGCGTGTGGTTTATTATCATAGGATTTGTCCGAAAGCGTTGGGATTAACTAGTGCTTTTAAGAAAGGGACAAACGTGAAAAAACTAATGTATGATAACAAGGGTATTCACGGGAAAGACCTAGAACCGAAGTTCGTTGAGTTTTGTAAATATTTTCAGGAACGCGGATTCAAGATGAAAATAAAATGGGACGTATACGATGACGACCCAACGATGCTTGGTAAGTATATAGAAATCAATTGGGAAGAAGAAAATTAACCATTAAACAATTTATAATATGTGGACAGAAAACGAAATCAAGAAACTCAGGAAACACGCATTTGATGTTTTTAAGACAGAGATTCCTCTCTCGGCAGAGATAGAGAAGATTCAGATCTTCCTGGATCAGAGTGGATTTGAATTTAAGCGGGAGAGTCCGACGCTCGTCAAGACTGTGGGGTACCAACTCAGGTGGCTCCCTAACTTCTGGCACTTCCCTCTTGAGATTGATCTCCCTAACGACGTGCTTTTGATTATTCGCGAGTCGTGTAAGACCCTGTTGGATAATCGTTGTTACGAGCTCGCTGGTCTCTGTGGATATAGACTTCCGGAAGACGGAGATAGTGAAAATCCGTTGAACGGTGTAGCAAGTCCACTGACAGATCTCGGTGGTGGAATTTCTACTGACGCATGAGTCTCTTTGATAAAGATATAATAGAATCTCCTACTATCACCGCACAGACAATTTTCAATCTGCATGATAGTGTGAGTAAGAATATAGGTCATTCCGCTGTAGATTATATGTACAGCCGGGATGACTTTCAATGTCTTGATTTTATTCCTGAAGAAACAATAGATTCCGTTATAAATGATGTAGTATCTTATATATATTATTATGTGAAGCTGGGACTAGACAATCACACTGTAAGTGTAAGTAGATTCACTACAGATTTTCCGGCTGAGATATTTGGAATAACTCCATACAATCAAGGTACGGCGACTGGTGAAAAGATGATTAAAAAGATAACTTATAAGTTCAAAATCCTCGGTTTTGACGTGTGGTTACTTGATCATGATAATGTATTTAAGATTAACTGGAATTGTGCTAAGGAATACGGAATTATAAACGAATAATATATGAATATAATCAAAAACATACAAGAACCTCTCCTTGAACTGTGTGAGGTCGCTATCATTCCTTCAAAACAGACAAAGGTTCATTCTCGTACAAAAGAGTGTAACGCGAGGATGTCCGATGGAAAACTCCCTGTGTTTGTCTCTCCTATGAACTGTGTGGTAGACGAGCAGAACTTCGATCTTTTTAATAAAGACTTTCATGCCATCTACCCTAGGACTATTGATTATAGTATGAGACTCGAGCTCTTGAGGACAGGTACCTGGGTTGCTTTCGGTCTTCATGAAACGAAACGTCTTATTGATGAATTGGCGGAGTTTTCTAAATTCTTTAAGAATTTCGGCCCGGTTAAAATCTGTATTGACCAGGCCAATGGTCATATGGAAGATGTCATCACGGTAGGCAAGATTCTCCGTGAGAGACTCGATATTATTGCTCCGGGGTCCGAGATAATGGTTGGTAATATAGCTAACCCACGAACTATCACAACCATCGCATATAACGACTTTGCTGATTGGGTCCGTCTTGGGATCGGTGGTGGTAGTGTATGTACAACTTCTGCACAGACGGGTGTACACTATCCAATGGCATCTCTCATTGCAGAAAGCCACTTCTACAGGAGCACCTTTGAGTTCAATGGTAGACGCTACCTGAAGCTCATTGCTGATGGTGGAATAGGTGATAGTGAAGATATCTGCAAGGCACTTGCGCTGGGCGCGGATGCGGTGATGTGTGGGCGGTTCCTTTGTTCGGTTGAAGAAAGTGCTAGTCCTGTGCTCTGTGACGCCACTCAGGTAGGCACATCTAATCCAGTTCGATTCAAAGAGTACTGGGGTATGTCTACTAAACGAGCACAGATAGACATGGGTAACACCACTCTCAAGAACAGTGAAGGTATTATTGATGTCGTCCAGGTAGATTGTACGCTCGCGGAAAGGACAGAACAGATTGAATCTGCAATTAAGAGTTCTATGTCTTACTGTAATGCATACAATCTCGAGGAGTTCAGAATCAATTCTGTGCTTTCGCGAATCACACCAGCAGCGGCTGCCGCATATAAAAAAGGAATTCAAAACTGTTAAGCTATGATGACATTTCTTTGGATATTATTTATACTCCTATTGGTTGCTCCAATAGTAATCTACATTATTCAGCAGAATAACTTAAAGTATTATAAACTCGTTGGTCGAGAACCCGTTGAGATTGAGTGTTGGTTAAAGACTCGGAAGTGGTATCCGGAGTTCTATTCAAATATTCAGAAAGCGATGCTCAGTAATCCTGATATGGAATATGATATAGAAGAGATTGTCACGGGTCGACTCAATACACTCACTATCTCGTCTGCGTTCCCGTGGGTGGATACCGATGAGGGTTCGGTTTACTGGGGTGAGCGAGAAAAGGAGTTTTTGAAGTGGTACTTCGGACAATACATTGATTTTCACATAATTAAGTAAAGATATGAAGGTAATAGAAGAACATAGAAACGATCAGATTCCCCCGAAAAATCCGAAATACATCTATAAATGTTATCATTGCGGAAGTATATTAGAAGTGGAGAAAAGTGATATTCAACTAGAACCTCATTATTATGAACCTGATATTATAGAATACTTTGTATGTCCTGTATGTAAACGCAGAAGAGAATTATACGGGCTAAAACTCTTTCATCGAAAAGGGTTGAGAAAAATATTTAATAAGAAGTACAGATGAAGTATTTATTTCTAGATATAGACGGAGTCCTCAACCACGAGGATTGGTATATTAATAAAATCAGAGAGGTCGAAGCCAAGCGGCCTTTTACCTGCTGGTGGGAAGAATGCTTCGATCCTGAATGTGTTAAGAGACTGAATCAGATACTTACGGAGACCGGTGCCAGACTTGTAGTGAGTTCCAGCTGGAGGCTCGACATGGAGTTGAAGAAATATTTTGAAACCGTTGGTATCCCGACAGACTTTGACATCACCCCTTCGCTTACACACGAAGACGAGAATGGTGTGTTGACGTGGCCTGATCGTGGTGAAGAAGTGGAACTGTTCCTGAGGGTTCATCCTTGCGACAATTATGTCATCCTTGATGATGATAAGGATTTCACAGAAGACCAACTACAGGGACACTTTGTACATTGTTGTTGTGACTTTCTACAGGCGGCACAAGAGTGTCATCCGGGAGAGACTGGATTGACGGAATTAAAGATGCGTGAGGCAATCAATATATTAAATAGATAAATAAATTTTTTAATTATGAAGAAAGTTTTTGCAATTCTTGCTATGTCAGCAATGTTAATGTTTGCAGGTGCTTGCACATGTAGCAATCAGAAGGCAGTTGATGGGACCGTTGTTGAGTCCGTAGACAGCGCAGCTGTTGAGGTTCTCGAGGTCGCTGACAGTACTCTTACTGTTGTTGAAGAGTAAGAGATTCACAATTTGTAAATTGTAAATCCAAATAAGACTTCACTAAATGATGTGGAGTCTTTTGTTATATATATATATTCAAACAGATACAACTATGAGCAAGAAACACAATAAAAAACCCATTTCACAGTACCCGATCGACGAACGCTCCACCAGAAAGACATTTGATGCATGGTTTAGAAAAAACTTCAAATAAAGCGAGAAATTTTTCGGATATATAATTTATCAGGATTTGTGAGAATCGCTATTAAAACAAAAATTTGACGTCATTATGAATGGATTAGTAGACAACTTTGAACTCCTAGGTGAGTACCTCTTCGATGAACGTCGTCCTTTGACTGAGGATGAGTTCTATTTCTTGCAGATTCTCGTGAGGGGTAAAGATGGAAACCACGTAAGTGGAAACAACAAAAACAGACTTGTTAAGTACTATGTCATCCGGTCAAAGGAACAGTTCTTACAGTTGAAAGATGAGATCGTTGGTATCTGTGGTGTGGTGAACGGACGCGCATACATTCATCCAACAAGACGTTCTCTGAAAGAGGTTGCCAACAAGGCATTGATTGACACCTCGCTTACCTTTGTCTCTCAGAACTGGATTGGACTCCGTGGGGTTTACTCCACTGCTGCAGGACAGTCATACGTCTCTGGCGATAAACAGTTTGTTGTAGATTTGGATGATTTTGAATACGAAGATGTCTTGAAGGTTGCGGAGTTTGTTAATACTTTGCGTGGTAGACGAGATGATCGCGGTAGGATCGCTCAGAAAGCAGTTCCAACCAAACACGGTTATCATTTGATTACCAATGCGTTTGATGTTGGTGAGTTCTTAAAGAAGTACCCCGGTATTGACGTTCATAAGAACAATCCTACACTTCTATATTATAAATCTATTGAGTAATGTTTAATCCACTTATTTTACAGGGATTGTATTATCTCGCAAAATCCCTCAGAACACCGGAGGTTTGTAGCCACTGCAAAAATTACCGCGGAGGATATGATTATTGCAAAGCCGGACATTATGTAAAAGACAAAGATAGTTATTGCAGCGATCAAGATAGAAAGTAATATGGAAATTTGGAATAAAATTAAACAGATTGTTGATAAAATCAATACTAATCCGAAAACCGGTAGTACATTCCTGGGTTGTGTTCTCCTGCTCGGAGCTTTTGGAATAGGCTGTTGTCTGGCTTGGTTTATCTTAATGATTCTCGCCGGTATGGTACCGCTCTGGGCTCTTATCTTTGACGGTGCTATAATAGCATTCTGTTGCTGGGCTATAGTGTATGCGGTTATACCATGGTCAAAAAAAGCATTCAAGATGATGAATGACAAAGAAAGGAACCAGTAAAGGTTCCTTTATTCATTTTCTTCTTCAAGCTCTTGTCTCATCTGTTTGATGAAATCCTTCGACCCACGAAACGTTGATTGTTCTGGTTGGGTGTCTTGTGATTCTCCACCACTCTTTCCAGACTCTGGATTAGGCCCCGGTTGGAAGTTAAGTTCAAGTTGGATATTCTTTAACATAGTATTAATGTCTTTGACCTTATCTGTGAGTTCAGATGTGGTTGAGAGAATGGTTCTTTGGATATCAGAAAGTGATCTGTACAAAGAGGCATTGGCACTATTACGACCAATAGCACCCAAGAGGACATCGTGTGCGACTTCGTCACTCTTACGAATCTTTATCAATATCCTCAAGTTTTCGACTTCAGCTTTGAGACGCGTTGCAAATTTTGGATTAGCTTTCATGAACTCAGGATCGGAATAGATATCCTTGAGGTTCTCTACTAGGTCCGAGGCTTCTTTAAGTGACTCCGAGTCAATACGGTCTGTATCGATATTAACAACGTCTTCTTCGTTATCAATTAAGTCTGAAGGATCAAAATCTGGGTCTCCTGGTTTAGCCATTTACTTTTTTCTTTGTTTTCTTTTCCTTAGGAACATTGTTGGGGTCTACTACGAGTCCCTGCTTGTATTGTTCCTCCGCTTCACGTTTCTTCCTTTCTTCTTCAAGCATTCTATCGAGTTCAGGACCTGAGGTTACCTTTACGTGAGAACCCACGAACTGTCCATTAGATCCATCGTCATGAAGAGAATGATATATATACGATCGTATCCCTTCAGCAACCATGTCCTTTACAGTATCTATAGTCACTTTATTAATATAATACTGTACTATTTCATCCTCAGAAATATTCATTACGTCTACAAGCATTTCCACTTCACGTTTTGGGAACTGATCCCAGGTAATGTCTGCATTGAGACTGGGGATGTCCTTACCAGCAAGTGCACGATCGATGATTGCGAAATCCTGAATAGCTGGTTTGGCCGCGGGTTCAGTTCCACGATAGATATTTCCAAGAGCATCAGCTGGTCCCAGCTTCGGACCACCTACTCCATAGATATTATCATCAGGAATTAAAATCCCACCGTTATCTTCACCGTTATCAATCTCTGCGAGTACTTCTGCGGGGATATCGTCTTCGGTTGTTGTGGGGAGTTTAGAAATGGGTTTATCTGGGATCATATCGGGTTTCTCGACATGAACATAATTCTGTATCTGATTGTAATTCAATAATCTACCTTCAGATGTCTTGATCAAAAGGTTATTGTCTTCGAAGTAAGTATCAACTGCGTTGAATCTATCTCCTGTTGAAGGATTATACCACCACCCAGTTACGGTAGGGCCATCCATTCCAAAATTCATTCCGTTCATCATATGTGTTTAATCAAAGTATTTTTCGTATAATGGTAAGTATTCGGGGTGTTGTAATAGAGTCAGTACCGAGCAGGCGACGCGTCCCGGTTCTTCGTTTGCGAAGTAGATGATATGTGAGTTAGGTAAGGAGTAGACCGATCGTCCAAAGACCGCGATGTCTCGTGTCTCTATCTCTTCACGTTCCTTAAAGCTGTAGGATCGTTTTTCGAGATGGTATCTGTTGGTCCGATTATGCTTATCACTATCTACCCAGATAATGACCACTTCATCATTTCTATATGCTTTTTGTGGAATAGATATGAACTGATCGGGGCTGAGTGCAAAGACCTGGTTATTGTCATAAGTCCACATGGAAAGACCCTCGTAGTACTTGTATGACTTGGTAGTTGCAGACGACTCCAATTCTTGCAAGAACATATATGCTTTATTTTCAAACATTTCATTAATATCCGTCGTGGACATTAGTTCGTAATTATATGAATTATAAATTTCTGGACTCGCTCCTTCAATATTTGAAAAGAGTCTCCCTACGTTTGCTCCTTGTTTCTCGAGAATATCAAGTATCTCTTGTTTACCACTCGCATGAAGCCCTACTATAAAAAATTTCATCTATTCTCTTTTGTTTATTGCTTAAAGAATAGATGAAATTGTTTGGTTTATCAAGATATTCATAAATTATTTTGCATCGTGAACCGCAGCACCACGTTTTGAATCTTCTGCGGTAATAGAACCCTGTAATAATAATCTGATATATTGAAGATCTTCGGATAAAGACCACCTAGGATCATATTCTGTCCATTCTCGTTTTTCTGCATTATAATATTTTGCCTTCTTATTGCCTTCACCAAGATCAGTTGAATGCACTATCTCCGACTTAACAGTAATCTCACCAGATTGTAACTGATCGAGTGTTGATTTTATATTATTCAACGCCCGTACCAACTTATAGTTAATAGTATCAGCCAATCCCTGGAAGTTACCATTAATACTCTTACTGATATCTGCTATCTCTTTGAATAATTTATATGCAGTTTCTAGTTTATTTAGATTAGAGTCATTTATTACTTTAAGGAATTTTTCTGTGTCTTTTAATCCTTCCTTATATTTAATGAATCCTTTTCTTTCCCCAACCTTAACAAACTTATCTAATACAGTTACGAGTGTGTCAAGCGCATGGACGTTTTCATTATATCTTTTAATATCGAAACTGTTTTGTGATATATCTTTCATATACTCAACAGCATCGCGAATAAAGGAATTTCGTTTACCATCACGAACTTCTGTCAATATTCTTGCGGCTTTTCCTAGTTTAACAGCATCGATATTATTAATCGAATTATATATCCTAACTATTGCCTTGTTTGTAGATTCTACTGAATTTGCAAACTGACCAAATTTCTCGAGTTTTGTATTCAGTTCATCGTTACTATCTTTTATTATATCTTCACCAAAAGCAATATCAGCACATGCTTTTGCAGTAGATATAATATTTTGAGCGTTAGCAACAATAGTATTATCTTCGGGAAGTGTGTATTTAGCTAAATAATCTAATTCTTTTGCTACTAATACTATCAAACTAATAGCAGCTAAGACAACACCAGTTTTACCCATCTCCACGAACATATCATTGCTGATATTCTTAAATACTTCTTTTACTAATCTCCATAATTTGCGTTTCGGATTACCTCTATTCACTCTCGTTTTCTTTTTCTTCCCGTTTCCTTCATCTTCATTGGGGTTAAATATCACTTCAACACAAGCATTTGCGGCTTTCATGATAGATGCTGCTTTTTCACCAGCACTACTTACTTCTGTTGTATCAAATTTAGTTACCCATTTAAGAGTTTCTCCTGTTAATCTGATTAACCCTATTGATATCATGATAACAGCTAACTTACCAACAGAAACGACCAACTCAAGAATATTAGCGAGACCAGAAAAGAAATGATGAAGAGATGCCATAATAGTGCGTTTTGGAATATGTCGAGTTACTGTATATGAACCATCGGTGTTTCTTGTCCTTGTTGTAGACATATCTTCAAAAACCGAATAAATACAATATTCGGCGGTATTCATTATTTTTGAAACATTTTCTTCAACGGTTTTTCTATCAATTTTATATTGAGCAACGAATTGTAATTCTGCACCTAAGATAAGCGTCATGGTGACAGATACTACTGTGAGGACCAAAACCACTGATGTTGCGAGTGCCTCGACAATAAGAGCAGAACCTTTAAAGATTGATCTAAATACTTTTCTAAATAATCCTATTTTACGTCCATGATCATCCGTTGGTTCTTTAATAATATTTCCTTCTTCATCAAACCCATTAAACACAGCATCTATCACATCCATAGAAGCTCCTATAATAGTTTTAGTTGTTTCTCGAACAGCTTCTCGATCATCTTGATCGAATTCGAATTCGGTAAGAAGTAATAATTCCTTACCTATTATAAGCATTGCCAAAATAGATAACGCTATAAGACTTATACCTAAAGCGAAAGCTTCTATTCCAGGAATCATTAACATTATCATATACCCAAGAATGGATATAGCTGTTATCACACCAGATACTATGATAAACATACCCATTGCAGCCAGCCATATATTATTCTTGAAGAATAATTTCCCCATATAGCCAAGCAATAACAATGCACCGCATGTTATTAGGATATCTCCTATAAGTATCATGATCAAGAAAAGACCCATTTCTAATCTATTTCCACCCCAGCGAATTATCCACTCGACTAATCTAGCAAGTCTAGCAATTGCAAGAATAGCTAATGCTATAACGGCAAATATTTTAGCTGTGGATTTCCAATACATTATTATATACGGTGCAGCCATTGCAATAATTGCAAATGCAACTAATATTTCGCCCACCATCAAAACCATCAATCTTACTATCTTTTCTATATTACGAACAGCTATAAGTGTTTGCGAATAATCTCTTCTTCTACCAATCCTTTTTACAGTCCACATGACGGTTCTAATAAACCCTCCTATCATAATTATTGAAATGAGAGCAGGCATAAATGCATAGGCTAAAGGTACCGAACTTATTGCGAGAAGAAGAATTTCACCAATAACGAAGAGCATACTATCAACAATTCCTTTAATAGCTTTAACCGAATTGCTCATGTCTTCGATATTTATAGCTTTCATTCTTTCAGAGAATCTAGATATTGCTTTTATTATCTTCATCATATTGAGCAATACACTATGGATTACCTTTTCGGCTTGTTTAGCATTCTTTTCATCTTCTTCGTCAAGACTCGAAACGGTTTTTATAATATTGAAGATTGCTCTAATATTTTGTTCGATAAATATTATAGAATTTTTCTCACTGTCTTGTGTGAGTTTTTTAAGATGTCTATTATCTAATAAATCTATATAATTTCGTATGATTTTCTTCAATAGCGGTAAAGTAGCTCTTTGTACAATACTAGCCTTAAAGACCATCATACCAAGTTCAGATGTTTTTTTGACTATACCGATAGTAGAGTCTACTAATTCTTCAAATAGACTTATAGATGTCTTTGTATTTTTTAAATCAATAGTTTTTTTTCTTTTGAATGAAAAAATCTTATGTGTTTTTTCATCAACAACTTCTTTTTTATCAGATGCATTTGTGAAATCTAGTGCGTTAAAATAATCAATTATTCCGTGCTTGCCAAAGAATATATTTAAGATACTACCAAGCTGATTTCTAAACTTACTTAATTTGTAATAAAATATCATCATTGATGGTACCTTCAACTCACTCATTTCTTTCATAACAGATATAGTCTTAGTCATATGTTCTAAAACTATTTTATTGTTATTTAAAGAAGTTTGATCAATATGGACGTTTAAATTAGATAACTGTTCACCAATATTCACAAATTTAATTATATCCGGTACCACAGATTTGAGTACGGATACATTTTTTCTAATATTTTTCTTGTTTATCTTATCAAGGCTTTGTATAGAATTTACAAAGCTATTAACAAGATTAGTTACACTCGCAAAATCTGGAGTGTTTTGTTTTGGTTTATTTACGTTATTTAATGCCATATATGAAAATAATAATGGGTAAAATAAAAATTGTGTTTAAATATTTAAACCAAAACAACACCAATTTCAAGTATTATTATAATAGTATGAAAGATTTATATACATATTTGGTGGTTGATGAAGCGTTTATCTCTCCAGCTTTATTAAAACAAATCGGAACAAAATTATTACCATTATTGAAGCGTGTTTTAATAACGGTCGGTTTGGATTTAGCAAATTCGAAATTAGATGAATGGGTGGATGAGTTTGTACAAAAATATCCTAATCATAAAAAAGAATTCGATATATTACTTAAGATATTGAAAGGTAATATAAATAAAATAGGAAAAGATGCTAAGGATCAATGTGATGTGGATGATGGTATTGATAATGTGATTAAAAAAGTCATTTTACCATATGTGGATAATAGTTCTGATAAGGATAAAATAGAAGCCATTTTAAATTAAGTTTGAGATCATGATAAAAGAAGGATTAAATATAAATATTAATGATATAGAAGACGATGATCTTCGTAAGAAAGTCATAGATTATTTTAAAACCTGGAAAAAAGGCAAACTCGATGCGGATGATCTTGAAGAAGTGGTTGATGATGAAGAAAAGGACTCAAAAGAGGATGAGGAGAAAAATAAGAAAGATGATGAATTCTTAAAAATGGCAGATATTTCTGATGAGGATATTGAAGGATTTTTATCTGAATCTCTTTTTGTGGATACTCAAATTACCGAATCCGAAAAAGAAGACGCCAAAAGAGAACAACAATTACGTAAGCTGAAACAATTTGGTGTAGATGCTGGGGGAGATATTTTAAAATCGGTGGTAAGTAAACATGTAAAGGATATCCCATATGTTGGAAAAGCTATTGCTGTTGCGACTTGGGGAGCATCACAATATGTCAAATATCAAAATGCACAAGCTGATAAAGAAGCGGAAAATAAAAAATCTATGGATGATCTTAAAAAACGAATGATGATTATGTATTCGGCTTCTCAAACAGCAGATGATGAAAAAGTTCGAAATTCATTAAAAAAACAATACCTTCTATTAAATCATTGTATATATGATGAAAATGGTGAAGAAAGAAGCCCTGATGAATTTGAAGATGCTTTAAAATCCACTGTTGGTAGGAAAAATTATGATAGATTGGTGACTAAAATTGAAGAATGGGATACAGATAGAGGAAGGAAAAAAGTTGATAAAGGATTAAAGAAAATAGAAAAAATTTCAAAACATATATCCTCAACAGATTTAGCCACTTATGAGGAAGCAGCCAAAAATGCTAGAAAGAATGAACGAAAATTTGCAAAAAAAGGAGATCTATCTGATTTTGCTCCAAAAAATAAAGGGTCTGAAAAAGAAGTCGAAAAAGATAAGGATGGTAATATCATAAAACAAGAAGAGATCACCGATAAGGACGGAAAGAAAAAGAAAGTAACGACCCATACAGGTCCACGCGGTGGTAAATTCTATTGGCCGGACGGATCTCCAAAAGATGCAGAACATAAAGTTTACATCGACAAACATGGGAAAGTTAAGGAATGTATGGATTTATCAGATTATTTATATGAATCATTTAAATAAACGACAAAAGCCTCTAAACAAAGAGGTCTTTTTTTATATATTTAATCATGAATACTTCAAAACAACTCACCGAGACCCAAAGGAAGGCTCTCGATATAGTACAGAAATTAGTAGAGGACAAGAAAATCGATTTTGCTGATGCTCTCACGCTTATAATATCAATTTATGAAAACGAAAAGGAATATGTATATATTCCTTATCAGAACCCGTGGGTGACCGAACCGTATAAGCCATGGACTACAGAACCTTATAGAGACGAAACTCCGTGGGAGAGGAACACTATAATGTGCGGAGATAATGCAACTAACGCAACCGCCGATCCAAACAGACCAGATCCTTATACGTATGCAATTAACGCAACGGTATCTGATGCAGTTGACTGGTGGAAGAATTATTTAAGAGGATAAAGTTATGCTTAAAGATTTATTCAAGCAATCAGAAGGCGGTTTTGTAAACTACAGAGCTACCTTTACCAAGATTGATGCTGTGTTCCCCATTCCGGGAGCAGATCGACTCGTACGAGCAATCGTATGCGGACGAGATGTGGTTATATCAAAGGATCTTCCCCGAGATAACATCTATGTATATGTTCCTGTAGAGACTAGTCTCTCACATAAGTTCTTGAGTAAGAATAACTTATATAGAATTTCTAGTGAATCCTATCAACTCAACGACAACTTTGAAGAGGTCACCGAGGCACTATGCTCTGGTAAGTCTCTTGAGGAACTGAGTGGGATGGGTGGATACTTTGAGACCAACGGACGAGTAAAACAGATTAAGATTCGTGGTGTTTACTCTCAGGGGTATCTTGCTGACATCAAGAGTCTCCAAGCAGCATACCCTATCCTCAATCAGTGGTCTGAGTATGAGTTTGAAGATGTTGTTGGAGAGAGTTTCGATGTGGTTGGGGATGAAGTGTTCTGCGAGAAGTACTTGGTTGGTGGTAAGCGGCCTGTAGAACAGAAAGCCAATGACCAGAAGCACTACCAGCAGCGTTCAAAGAACCTTAGACGCGCTCGTGTGCTTGTTCCCGGACAGTTCAAGTATCACTACGACACACCTCACTTCGAAGACTGCTACAAGGGATTCCGTCCGACGGATGATGTAACTATTTCTGTTAAGGTACACGGTAGTAGTGGTATCTTCGCAAATGTCCTTTGTTATAAGCAGACGGATAATAAATTCAAGAAGATCCTTTATAGTATCTTCCATCCAAAGGAATATAGACTTTTGTATGCTTCCCGGACGAAGATTCGTAATGAGAAGGTCTATGACGTTCCTCGTGAGGCAAATTACTTCTATGGAAGCGACATCTGGGCACCGGTCCGCGACCTACTAGCAGACCACATCACCACGGGGATGATTGTCTATGGTGAGATAGTAGGATACGTCGGTGGAACTACAAAGATGATTCAGAAAGGACACGACTACGGTTGCCGTCCTGGTGAGTGGAAGTTTATGCCTTATAGGATTGTTGAAGTAGACAGAAAAGGAAACAGACGCGAGTGGAACCTTGGTGAGGTGGCTACATGGACAGATAATCTCCGAGCACACTTTGCTATCGAACATAAGTACGAAGGAGTAGAGAGACTCATGACAGTACCGATCCTTTATGATGGAGTACTTGGCGAGCTCTATCCCGATCTCAATCACGACGACGAGGGGTGGTCACTTGAGCTTCTCGAAAAGATGAAGACCGACAAGACCTTGCTTGGTATGGAGCTCCAGGAACCACTCTGTCGGATGAAGGCACCACGCGAAGGAGTAGTTATCCGAATCAACAACGATCCGCTCCCTCGGGCCTGGAAGCTCAAGACGAAGGCTCACTATGATCTTGAGAAGAAGAGCCACGATGCTGGCGAACATGACATGGAGGAGGAATCTTAATTGATTCCTTCTTTTTTATATATTATTTCATGATTAGAACAAACTCAGAATTACCTATTACACTTCTCAATGATTGTAATGAGAAGCTCAACGATTTCGATTTCGTATTATTTCACTTATATACAACCGAACCGGAGTATAAGAAGTACTTTGACGAGATGCGAGAGAAGCATCCCGAACGGAGAATGATTTTTGATAACTCCGCGTATGAGTTCTTTGTTAAAGGACAGGAACTTGACCTGGATGCATATGAGAAAGCCATCATTGAACTCAATCCAGACTATTATATCCTTCCAGATACCCTGATGGATAAGGATAAGACAGTGCTTGATGTCCTGAAGTTCAAAACCAACCACCAGAGGAATATAGAAAAATATTTTTCAGAAATTGAAGATGCTGACCGTGTTGTTGGAGAGCTTTTTCCTCAGCCGATTGCTGTTGTTCAAGGAAACACAGTTGAGGAATTCAATAGTTGCCTAACTACGCTCTTTAATATGGGATACACCAACATTGCTATCCCATTTCATAATACATTCCTTAAAGAAGAGATAGATGAATGTGATGGAGATATTGCATATGAGTTTGCAACTGCTGGTTATAATATCTGTACAGAAGATGTACGGTATGCGATGGGTAGGTGTATGTGGATGAAACATTGGGGATTGGATATACTTGCCCCTGATGGGAAGCCTCAATATACATTACTTCATTTCCTTGGTAGTCATTGTCCTGCAGAGAAGAAGTACCTGAAGACGCTTTTCTCTAAAAACAGTCCAGTGAGTATGGATACTGGATATCCCGTTAAACTTGCTATTGAAGGCGAAGTACTAGGACTTGAGAAAGCAAAACCAAAAACAATTATTGATGACTTTATGTTGGAGGAGTTTGACCTTCATACACAGAGACTTATTGAATATAACGTAAATATATTCCGTAATTATTAATGAAGTATATAACAGTTCTTATAACAGATACTCATTTTGGGACACATAATTGTAGTATGACGTGGTTGAAGTCTCAAAAGGAGTTTTTTGACAAACAACTCATTCCGCATCTTAAAAAGAGAAAGAAAGATGGATATATGGTTCGTCTCATTCATTGTGGGGATGTGTTTGACAGTCGTTCAACAATTAATACTTATATAGCAACAACAGTGGTGGATCTATTTTTACAGATATGTGAGATAGTAGATAAGTTTATCATAGTTTCTGGAAATCATGATTACTACGGGGAACGGATAGAAGACGTGGATACGGTAACACTAATGTTTCAACAATTACAATTAAAATATCCTTCTATTTTTAACATAATATCCCGATCTAAACAAGGAGATACTTGGGGGAATGAAGTATGCTTGTATGTTCCATGGTATGAGTGGATCAAACATGACGATCTGGTGGAATATTTAGAAAACTTTAGAAATGATCCGGATCGCTCCCCCGACGCCGACATCACACACATCTTTACACATGCTGACTTGGTTCGTGAAAAAACGGATATAGAATGTCAGAATATTATCTCAGGACATATTCATACCCCATACTTTAAAGACAATATCAAGAATCTCGGCAGTGTATTTGCATTGACATTTACTGATAACAACTCCGAAAGGGGATTCTACGAATACGAGGATGGTGGTGAACTAAAGTTTATTCCAAACACCAAGAGTATCCGATTCTGGAGATTCTATAATGACGAGATATTTGAGATTCCGAAGTCTGTTAAGAAGGATGACTATATAGAGATATATATAGATAGGTCTAAGGTGGCTCAAAAGAAATACGCGGATGCTTACTCACAGTGGACAAAGAAGTTTAAGAATATATGGAGGATTCCTCAACCGGACGAGAACGAGAACACAACAGTAGACATTAAGAAGTTTGAAGGATACAATATCGAAACGATGACTGAAGGGATGATTCCGGAGGAGTTAAGGGATAAATTTAATAAGATAAAACAATATATTAATACTGTAAAAGATTAATGTTAAATTTTATAACTAATTAATTATGAGGTATATATTAACAGGAGCACAAGGTGTGGGAAAAACTTCTATATTAAAACATTTTGAAGGGAAGATAAACATTGTAACTGAAGTGGTTAGGAATCTTGCAAAGGACGAACAGATCCCGGTCAACGAACAAGGAAACATGAGGGGACAGACAAGGATCTTTGACACTTATGAACAGGTGTTGAGTAAAGAGGAAATTCCATTCATTTCTGATCGTGGATTGACAGATGTTATTGCATATACTTGTTATAACATGCAGGACAAGGGAGAGGAAGGAGAGAAGTTCTTGGATGACCAGATAGAGAGACTCGTGGAGTTCCAAGAGAAGTATGGAAACGATACTGTTTATTTCTATGTTCCTATTGAGTTTGATGTGGAGTATGATGGTTTCCGTTCAATGGATGAAGATTTCAGGAAAGCAATCGATAAGAACATTAAAGACCTGCTTGATGGAATGGGCGTTGATTACATTGAGTTGAGAGGAACTGTTGAGGAAAGAGTGGCAATTGTTGAGGATATAATGAAAAATTATGGAGATTTAAGATATGAGTAATTTTGCAAAGAAGGCCGTTCTTAGCTGCTCCGGCGGATTGGATAGCAGCATGCTTTTACTAAAGCTCCTTGCAGAAGGCAAGGAAGTAAGATGTTATAGTTTTGACTACGGTCAGAAACATAGGATTGAACTTGAGAAGATTACCAAAAACATCGCGTTCTTACGAGCAAAGGGTCTTCCGGTCAGTCATCAGATTATTAATATGGTTGATGTATTCTCTGGAAATACCAGTTCACTTGTAGCGAGTACTGGAAAGGATATTCCTCACGGACACTATGCTGCAGAGAATATGAAGAGTACAGTAGTTCCCCTTAGGAATGTACTCTTTAGTGCAGTTGTATTTAGTAAAGCGATCAACTGGGCAGTAGAGAGTGGAGAGAATGTCATCATCAGTCTTGGTATCCATGCCGGAGACCATACTATCTATCCCGACTGTCGTCCTGAATCTCGTGAGGCATGTGAGAAGGCATTTAGGATTTCTGATTGGAACGCAGACAAAGTAGCTTACGAAGCACCGTTTGTTGATATTGATAAAGCGGAAGTTCTTGCAGAGGGGTTGAAGGCGATGAAGACTCTTGGATGGAATGATGAGGACCGTGATGAGTTCCTTTCCAATACCCACACATGCTATGATCCGGACCCTGAAGGTAGGAGCTGTGGGAAGTGTGGTAGTTGTACAGAACGACTAGAAGCATTTGAGAAGAACGGATTGAAAGATCCGGTTCCTTATCAGGACTAAAAAAGAACCCTTCGGGGTTCTTTTTTTTTTACATCAATCTACATCCACCTAATCGTCTCTCTGATTCCTTTGATTCAAACTCAGCAAACGTTTTACACCCCGATTCTAAAAATCTCCCATAAATATCATCTGAGGTAGGAGTCAATGTATCATATATATTAGAATATGGATTATAACTTGTATCGGTTTGCCCGGCCATTGAATCGAATTCCTGTTTGAGGAGTGTAAACTGAAGGGTCTTCTTTACCGCTTCATATTGAATCATAGACATCACAGCATCGTCATGACCAAACGCAGCTTTCCAAACACCTTTCTCTTCGGGATCGGAGAAGTTCAAAAGCTCGGAACAGAAGATTGTTGATTTGTTTATAACTCGCCCCTTCTCAAAATCCTCCTTAAAGAGAATACACATATTGGATTTGTTTCCGCGAGTAATCCTAACACCATATTCAAATCTCGTTCCACTATCATTAAAGAACTTAACCAACACACTCTTATCAAATCCAGGAATGGTGTTTTTCTCTTCGAAGTCCTCTATGTGTTTAAGGAAGAGTTCTCCGTAGGTGTTTCTCTCGAATGAAAGAAGAGTGTGGTTCTGGTCACATTGAATCGAACAGAGTTCCATAAGAGACTTCGCAATATCCTTTCGATCTACGTTATTTGACCTGTAGTACCCCACACATTCAAGTTTATCGGAGTCAGGTTCAATAAGCCTACATATATTAAAATGCGTATAGTCTTTCTCTACTCCTTCCGCCAGGTCTCCGAGTGCGATAATATAATCTTTTCTGAGCTGTGATACTGGGTCGTAGTCAGGACTCCAATAATAATGATTGGCTAGTGACACTCCGGGAATGTCTTTATTAATGAATTCTTGACAATCGTGTTGACAGGTCTTTAGTATCTTCTTATTAATCAATGTGTTAGCATCCACATCAAAGTCCGTACCGAACTGACGATTGAAGGCTTCTTCAGAGCCGTAGTTTGCTATCTGCATCCGGTGCCACTCTTCGGTTCTCGGTTCCCAGCAACGCTTATCGGGGTTCCATTCAGGTATCTGATCCCAGTCAACCTTAAACGCAGCATATTCATTCTCCCCAGCTTCAGCTGCTTTATATATACGATAAAAGAGATTATATCCGTTCTGTGTGGAGGTAATCATAAATCGTGCCTTTGCAGCAGTGATAGTAGGAAATAGGTTTTCGTAGAACTTATCCAAGATGTTTGGAGCAATGTGCCCAAACTCGTCTGCGAGGACGCAGTGGAACGTGAATGAAATACCCGAGTTGATCGTGGTTGCTTCCGCCATCAGTCTACATCCGTTATCTAGAACGATCTCAGCTTCGTTCCATTTATATACACCGGGTCTCAAGAAGTACGGGAGTTCGATAAATATCTTTTTCGCCTTGTCAAGTATTTCAATTGCGGTCTTCCTTTTGTTACCCAACACGAGTGCATTCTTATCAAAGTTGAAACATATATAATGCAACATAAACAGTGCAGATGTCGTTGTCTTACCAGCCTGTCGTGCAGAGAGCATCACAGATAACCTATGTTTCTCTAGGTGACGCAAGTATGCTTCTTGATAATCTCGTAAGACGATATTTTGAATTCCCTCTGGAGTCATCAACTTACAATACTTCTCTACAAAATATATGATGTCGTTTGCACAATGCTTCCATTCGGCAATCTCCTCAGGAGTTCTCTCAAACACCAAGTCCCCTTTGAGAATTTTTGTGTTGTTCTCGTAGAACGGATTAGCGACCAACTTACGTCCTTGTTCTAGGCCACGAAGTGCCATATTAACCGACTGGGTAGACCATATAGTTCGTTTTGCGATTACTCCTTCTTTATCTTCTTTTATTGGATTGAATGAACTCATGTTAATATAATTATGATTTCATATAAAATAGTTAAATGTTTTTTAATAATTTGTTATATATAAACAATTGAAAAAATTATAGTCTATGTACATTGACACAGAAAAGCTGATTGCCGAGATAGAAAGACTGAAAGATAAATATCCAAGCTGGCAATTAAAGTTGGCTATGGATGATTTGTATAATTTCATCACCTCTCTCCAGCAGGAGCAGCCGGAGGTGGATTTGGAGAAAGAGATTCTTAATTGGATAGGTGATGAAGATTCCTGTAAAAATGGGAAATGGACTTGGTGTGAGTGCAATAAAATGCTTCGCCACTTCTACGAACTTGGGGTTAACGCAAGAAATGAGAGGTAGAATATGACCGAATTCGAAAGGAATGCAAGATATTCTTACAGCGAGAAATTTGAATATTTGAAACAACGACATAATCCACAACATCTACAAACAATGTCCTATAAAGGATACGATGTTATTATGTTATCTGGTCTGGGGAAAGGATTGACATTCTTTTTCTACAAAGATGGACAACTTATAAAAATGCGTCGCCAAGTATGGAAAGATGATATCCGGTTTTACGCACGAACTTATATTGACCAAGTTCTTGATACGAGAAAGGAGGAATAGATATGAATAAGGAAGAACTAATACAATTTCTAAAAGAGAATTTAACAGTCGAAGTTCGGCATCCAGAACACGATGTTGGTTATTATGATACTTGGATGGAACCTGATGAACACAATATTACTGTGGAAATCAAACTTTGCGGGGAATCAATTTGTAAAGACACCTCTTATTAATTATGATTACAGAAGATTACGTTAGTCTTGAAACAGCCAAACTCCTAAAAGAAAAGGGGTTTGATAGCCCATGTACCGTATGGTATGCAGAATCTACTTCTTACTGGGGTGGTGACCCTTCTGGAGACAGGACATATAGAACAGTACAATATGATGACAAAAATAAATCTAATCCAAGATACAAGCTTCTTTTCTATATACCAACTCTTCAAATGGCAATGAAATGGTTGAGGGAAGTATATGGCTTGTTTATACGAATTACAGAAGACATGACAGGAAAGGTTTTTGAGTGGTCTGTTTATCAAAAGAACTATGGATGCAAGGCTTCTACATACGTAGAAGATTCTTACGAAGACGCTTGTGAATCTGCGATAAAGTATTGTCTTGAAAATTTGATTTAGATATGATTCAGATAATATTAATATTTTTAGTTTATTCATTATTGGGAACACTGATATGTGATAAGATTGGCGTATTATATGACACTGATGATTTTTTGGAGTCGCTTTCTGATGGCGTATTGATTGCTTTCTGGCCGTTGACAGTTTTAATTCATTTTTTGCTTGATGTGGAAAAATAAATATGATTACAGAAGACTACGTTAGTTTTGAAATTGCTAAACTCCTAAAAGAAAAGGGGTTTAAGAATAGTAATGGTATGCTACTTGGCAAGAGTGGCAGACATTATAACAAGTATGAAACATTCCCTTCAAAAGATATGGCTATTGAGGCTTCTATTGATTGTGAAGAGAAGTGTCCTTTAGTGACCCTCCAAATAGCAATGAAGTGGTTGAGGGAGGTACATAACTTGTTTATAGAAATAATGGTTGGAGACTATGACGGAAGAAGAATATGGTATGATTTTGATGTTATTAACATAGGAAAAAAAGATATACCTATAGTTCCTATTTATGATACGGTGGAACTTGAAACCTATGAAGAAGCTTGTGAAGCAGCAATAAAGTATTGTCTTGAAAATTTGATTTAAGTTATGGCGCAAGAAGAAAAAGAACGTAGAGCTAACGAACTGAAACCCCATAAGAAGGAAATCATTCGTAATCGCTACAAAACCGAATCCTCCATTCTCAAACGTATCGAATGGTGTAAGTCAAGACCCAAATATGCATATGATCTTCCTACTCTCTACGCAGTCCTCGGAGAGATCCGTGTCCGAAATCGCCACAAAACCAATACAAAAATTGCTTATAATCAAAGTAAATTAAAACACGATACAATTACTCGTATTCGTGAGAGAGTCTCTTTATACGAAAAGAATTTGAAAGAATTTATTAAGGATCGATGGCTTTATGTAACTGTTATTCCAAATGTTTATAAATACTATCGTTTCTTCTTTCCTATTTCACGAATGTCTCCAAAAGGCATTATTCGCCCTATAGAAGGATTTACAGAGGATATTGCCCTTACATTTATTGATTCGTTTGTAAAGGTGGAGTCTCTTTATGGTAAGGATTACTATGATGAATTTTGTAAAAGAAGATGGACTGGCATAGAGTTTATTCAGCAGTATAACAAAGGCATCGATAGTTATCAAAAAATGTTTCCAGGTATTCCAGCCGAACTTCTTTATAAGCTCTATAATATTAGACAGGCCGGCTCAACTGCAATAGGTAATGGTGAGTACCTAATGAGATTGAAGATTAAGGATATGTCTAAAGAGAAACACGGGGATCTTTGTACAAAGTCCGGTGTCAATCTTGAAATGAAAGCTGCTGGTGGTCGTCTTAGTTGTCAGGTTCAGTCCGATGTTAACGCTGTGGGGGAAGACATGTTGGGGTATGGAATGATTGATAAATACAATGATTTTAAATTGAGAAAAATCAGTGATGAAGATTGTATTCGATGGTTTGCAGGAGTAAAAATGAATACATATTCAAAATATATATCCAACGAAGATCGAGAGTTGTTTATTAGGGATATGAAGGAACATTGGAGGGACTTCTTTTTTGACGGTAAGTTTACTGAAAAGTCAGTTGACTGGATCAACGCCTGTCATGATGGGTTTGTCTATCCCAGACTCGAAGGCTGGACGCACTTAAAGATTGATTCCAAACAACCCCTGGATATCAAACACTCAAAAGACTTCAATGTTCATTTCGAAATCTTCCATAAGGACGAATTTACCACACCAGGCCATATCCTGGAACTCCTTAAAAAGGAATACATCATTCCTTCTGGAACTATCAAGAATAACGGAAGAGATAAAGCAGTACACGTAGATATTAAATAAAAAGGAACCCTAAGGTTCCTTTTTTTTACTCTCCAATCAAAACATATGGAAGATGTGGTTTTGAATCCTTCCCGGATATACCTTTACAGGTCTTATATATTTGGGTTATTGCTTCGTTAATTCCATGTTGTTTTGTGTACGTTGCAATTGCTTCAACATCACAAAGGATTTTCCAAGAGACGTTATGCCATTTTGTAGAAGCATATAGTACATCCATTATATCCTTTATAGAACCATCCATATTGATTCCTAGTTCGTCAAGATAAGGTTGTATTGACTCAAGGTTCTTTCCGTTCTTCTCAAATGACTTATACATATCCATGATCTTCTCGTTATTAGCAGAAAGGAAATTAAGGAATTTTGTTGTTGCATCATCTAATGTCACATCAAAGTCTACACCCTCAGAAGCGAAGATTGACTTGATGTAATTTAATTTGGATTTATAATCTGCAGAACCTTTAGTCTTGGCGGATTCCATCTTCTCACCGATCCACTCGGATATAAGTGACTGTGCTTTACCAGCAAGTGCTTTTGCTCCCTTCATAGCCATCTCAACTGTCACAGCCGCCCCATAGCTAACATGAGGGTCTATCATAGCATGTTTAGGACCTTTACTATTAGCTCTAATATCAATCTTACATTCTTTCTTTTCTTGCCCATCATCGAAATCAAAGAATACAGAAGTAGTTACTATGCCCGGTTTGAGTACTCCTTGTGCCGGATCAAATTCTACATTATTGAATATATCAAATTTGAAATTGATTGACTTCGGATCAATGTTAATAACCGATTGATCAATTCCGTATGTATGTACATGTCCGAGAGCACGTCCAAGTTTCTTAAGAGATATTCCTACAAACTTATCTGAGGTCTCTCCATTGATTGACTTTACCCAGTATGATACTTCTTCACTGATATCATCTTCAGGAGTGTTTCCTATCTTATTTACAATAGCATATATGTCTGCTTTCTGATATATGTCTTTGTCCTTATATCCAAATTTCTTCGTTCCAATATCAACTCTATCAGCGATTCCCCAACCATTTTCTATTTTTCCATTATGTACTGCGATAGATGTGTCGTGATGAACAAATACAAGATCCGTATCAAAAGACTTATGAGAATTTATCCAATTCTCAAACGACTCACACTGATATATAAATGAATTCTGCCATTGCTTCGCCTTCGCTGAACTTTTACCTTTGGTATTTAAGTCCAAAAACAACGCATCATAATCATTAATGGTCAATCCAGCACCACTTGCAATTTTTTCTATAAGATCTTTATTAGCATTATAATACTCTACAATCTCGTTAATGTTATCAAATCGTTCGTCCATGTTAAACCAGGCATCAAAAAACATACAAGTAAGAGTTTCTTGTATAAGGGTTTCCTTTGCCATATTAGCTTCGAGGAAAAGTGATTCTAATATAAATTGCGGTAAATGTTTCATAATCAATTAATTAGTTTTATCTCTTAACGAACTCACACAACTCTTAATATAAGAAGCGGCTTGTCCCACACCAGAGAAGGTGCGATAACGATTAGATGTCTGAAAGATATTTCCTTTTTTACCATCGGGTTCAAACACAACAAGAAATACTTTTGATGCGGTCTTACCAGTTGGTGGATTACTATACGTTACTTTTGCACTCACGTAACGTCCAAAGTCTGCGACTTCTGCAGCAAACCCAGCACCCATGCCATTTAGTTGATTTTGGAGCTGACGGCCAAATGACCAACTCGCATATATTTTTGGGTCTTGATAATTGAGATACTGACTATAAGCACCTCGGTCTATTTGTGGAGTTATTATTGCTGAATTTGCACGAGTATCTGAACCACTATTACCCATTAAATCACCGAGCCCGGCTTCATTAATAGATTCACCGTCAAGCACCAATACAGCATCAAACTGTTCAAGGTCTATATCTTTGATGTCTATTTTGTTTTTTAGATCAGCCATACTTCTTTACATACTTTTGTTGAGACTGTATTAAAGAGATTGATTATTGCATCGGTATCCCATGGAGATGATTCTGAGTCATCATCCATTTCATTAAGTTCATTATCATAACTTTCATTATCGATAGTGTCGGCAACCCAATCACTGAGACCACTCAAGTCAATAACCTTATCATCTTCATTATCGACAAAGGTTCTAAGGATATCACTTACCCATGCAACTGCTTCTTCGCAAGCCTTCCAGTGGGACTTACCAAAAACTTTGGAGTCTTCGGGAGAATAAGAAATCATTAACTTCTTAATATTATTCTCGTTATTCCATTTAGCTATTTGTTCAAGCTCTTTGAGAAGGTCATCTTTCTTAACATTCTTTGCTTCGTCAAGACGAAGGCCTTCGTTGATGTATTCTACTATTGTTTTCATATATTGCTCTTTATTTAATTTCTGGTATATTAGTTAATTTAAATACACTATCACAATAACAAGCATGAGATCTCGTTAAATCACTATCAGGAATTAAAATTTCGCAAAGTCTCCCCCTATTTTCTTTATACAATCCATTATACACTCCTATACTCATTCCGGAGGCATTGCGATATACTAAAACCAAATCACCCTTCTTTAATAGTGTTCCAAAACAATCCTTAGTACCATCGGTTTTGTTAAGTTTATACCCTTTGTATAAATTAGCTATCTCTGCGGGTGAGAGATTCTTTATTGTAAGATCCTTATCAAATAGACTTTCGGTTAATTGTTTCATACTTTCTTTTTGCCAATATGCCACTTGCCACACACCTTACAGATGTATGCCGAATAGCCACTCATTTTATATTTATTTATCCAGCTTACCGCATCTTGTTCAGTTTCAAAAGGTTTCTTTGGTTTCCAAATTCCGTTCTTTCTACTGTAATGTTCACGTTTAACTACGTGTTTATTACAATCCGATCTAGATTTAGGTTGGATATTCATTAAACAAATAATAACTCCTTTAATATATTAATTCATGAATAATCTTACATTGGTTTGCGACATGAACTATGTCTTGATGTCAAGATTTAGTGTTGTCGGTGGTTTCGAGAAAGGAGTCCCGGAAGTGGCTCTACAGAAGGCTCAACAGAATCTTACAGATATGTTAGCTCGTAGTATTAATATCATGCTCAACAGGTTCCCTGCTGTGGATAATGTTGTTCTTGTTGGTGACGGGGGTAGCTGGCGTAAACAACTTCCTATTCCTACTCAACTCAAAGGAACAAAGTATAAGGGTAATCGCGAGCAGCAAGTAGAGGTTGATTGGGAACACGTCTTTAATGCTCTTAATGATTTGATGACCAACGCTCGTGGGGTTGGTGTGACTGTCTCTCAGACCCTCTCTGCTGAGGGCGATGACTGGGTGTGGTACTGGTCAAGGAGGCTTAATGCAGAAGGCACTAACGTTCTCATATGGAGTATTGACCGTGACCTTCAACAGCTTGTTCAGAAGACCGCGGACGGAACCTTCACCGCTTGGTATAGTGATCGCACGAGCCAACTGTGTCTCCCAGAGTGTTATAAGAGTGGAGATAAAGAAGAAGATCCAATGGATTTCTTTATGACTCCGCTTGCCTATGATACACAATTGATTGATTCACTAAAGGCGGGATCAACAGGAAAAGTAATATATGTCAATCCAGATGACGTGGTCATAGAGAAAGTGCTTTGTGGGGATAGTGGAGATAATATTAAGGCGGTGGTTCGCTTTGAGAAAGGAGGGAGGACTTATCGGTTCTCCGAAGGTGATTTGAAGAAGTATCAAGAACACGATCTCCCTATGACAACAGTAGGGGACTTAAAAGAATGTCGCGAGGATATTGCTGATTGGATTATGCATTCCAAGAAGTTCTCTCCTTACAAGTTCAAAAAGAAAGACATCATTGAGATGCTTGACTACAACATCAAGCTCGTTTGGTTGAATGAAGAGACTATTCCAGCACCGGTTATTCAGTCTATGAATGAAACCGAATACAAACAGGTCGATGTAGGGATGTTGAGAAACAACTATAGACTTCTTGCCAAGACACAGGAAGACACAGATATCGAAAGTATATTTGAGGAGATTTAATGAGTATATTTGACACAGAAGGAGTAATCAAGAAAGAAGTCGAGGTAGATGACAATGATCGTACCGGAATGCTCCTCGACTATTCTTTTAATTTCTTCTGTGATCTATACTTGACCAATCTTGATATCAATCCATATCTTGATCTGCAAGAGTTCTTCACTGTTCAATGGGATATATTCTTTGAAGCACTAAACAATGCCTGTCCACTCTGGTGGTTCCCAGATTGCTTTGCTCCTTATGAGATTATATTTAAGAATTCCCTTACATTCAAAGATGATGGTGAATATATTCTTATAACTCTCGAATATCATCCTCAACAAGATGAAATTACTGGAATTAAGACAAGGACATTTATATTCAATAAAGATTGGTTGTAGATTTGGTAATTAAATTTATACAGAGTTTGAATTAATGAATTTTAATTCATTTATATACATGAGTATATTTAGCGATAATATCACGTCTCAGATCATCACCGAACGGGTTTTTGACTTCGCTTGGGATGAATATACCAGCGGTCGTCCTCTCAGTTTTACGGATACCTTCAACAACACAATCTCTTGTGGTCGTGATCTTTATAATTTACTGATCCGTTATAACTTTAATGGTAATGGAGATTTGTACGGGTGGTCTTACTACATCACAAAAGGAATGATGAGGTTGACTACAATTACTGGTAAACATTATACTTTCCATGTTGAACGATGGCCTCGAGGTAATGGACATTTATCAGGTCTCACTAAAGCTATAGTAGTAACTGAAGTATGAGTGTGTTTGACGATAATATAACAAATGAACTCCCTAACGAAAGGATTAAAAAGTGGTTCTTGTGTAAGATAAAGGAACAGTGGGATTTATGTCAACAAGTATATCACGAAAAAGGGGAGCGTGAATTTTGTCAAAGTATTTCCACTAAAAAATTATATATATATCACCATCTCGTTTTTCTTTGGGTGAAACAATACAAGACTCAGTTGGAGCATTTAGGGGTGTATAGCACGCGAACTGAAATTAAACAACGCGGAAATAAGTTTAAGGTTATAATAAGATTCTCGCTAGATCCATCTTGTAGAGAACATGGGTTTTGGAGTGATAAAGAAGTAGATATTGTTGAATCAAATTGGATGATATTATGAGCATTTTTAGTAATAATATAACATCAAAAACAACCACGGAAATCATTTTGCAATATGCTTGTGATATCTTTCGTGAGTGGAACCCGAACTATAATACTCAAAATTCCATATGGGATTCCGCGGGAACATTATATAAAGGACTCATTAACAAGTATCCGCCTAGCAGAACCTCTGTAATTAACTGTTTTCTGCAGTTGGGAATACAACGATATTATGATCGTGTCGGTAAAAAGATGCGACCCAAATATATCTTATGGCCCGAGGATACTTATATGAAAGGAAATATAAAAGAAGTAATCTTCGAAGAATCAAATACTTTTGATCACACCGAGGGATTTTATTCGTTTGCTTATGGTACAAATAGTTATGCTGAAGGATTTAGTGTAAAATAATAGGATAATTAAATACATGAGCATATTTAACGATAATATAACAAATGATCTTTCTCGGACCGAGAAGATCCGTTGTTGGTTCAGAGATCGAATTCTTGAGCAGTTTGCAGAGTACAGTCTTCAGTACAGGGATACATCCGATCATTGGAAAATATTTACAGATGATTATCATATAACAGATCTCATTTATAAAGACCTAGCTAATCTATGGGTAAATACTTATCATAGAGAACTAGTTGAGATGGGAGTCCTCAGTACGAGGACGGATGTGAGGAAGAAGATAGGGGGCAATAAATTTCGTGTAAATATTAAGCTTGCTATTGATGAAAAAATATTAATGGATGATGACGATCTGGAAGTAGAAGTCAAAGATCTAAAAATAGATATATTTGGAGAGGGTATTTATGAGCATATTCGATAAAAAAGCAGTTGAGAGTGCTTGTTCAGAAGCACAACTATGTCGCGACTATCCAGAGTATTGGATAATGAAATACCTACTTGGTGCTCCGGAGAAAGTGGTTGGTAATTTTAAGGAAAAGGAGCAATATGATCGATATAGTCATATAGATGAGAAAGTGGTGAAACAATACTTTAAATATTTCGGTATTAATTGTTAATTAAATACATGAGCATATTTGATAAAGATATTCAGCTTCCTATTGACCACCTCTACGACGCGTGTAAAGATATATGTCGAACAATTATTCCCGGTAATATGATGCATTATAATGGTAGATGTGAGACAATGCAACGAGATATAATGTTCGAATTAAACTGTATAGGGTTGCTAGCAAATAGGTGGTGGCCCGAAAGAAATTCATCAGATATTAATAAAATCAGTGAGGTAGATGTAAAGACTGGAGCGTATATTCGGGGAATACCCACATATGTAGTAAGATTCTATTTTTTGGATGAAATTATTAATGATCTGTGGGGGCAACAAGGAAAACCTCTTGCTCAATTTACTGTTGGTATAAATGGAATAATCGATGAGTCTGTTTTGTGATAATATCAAACACCCACTTGACGAACTCTACGATCAATGTAAAGAGATTGTAGGGAGAGTCATTCCAAGAGAGATGATACGCTACAATGCTGATGAACAATTGATGTATTACTATATCAGGCAGGAATTAGTATGTAAAAGATTGTTGTTTTATGATTATAGCTACGATTATAGCAGTGATCCAAAAAATAACGATGAAAAAATATATCGTTTTGAAGTATTTCAAACCAGCCATAATCATAAAACCCTATATACTGTATATTTTTATTATGCTAAACCATCTGGTGACATGCATGTACACCAAGAGTATCTTTGTGAGTTTAATGTTGGTATAAATGGAATAATAAAATGAGTGTATTTAGTGAACACATAACAGACAAAACTCCGCTAGAGAAATTTTATGATTTTATAAAATCCTATCTCGAAGAAAATTTTTATTGCGTCTACGAAAAATCAAGTTATAATCTATCATGGACTGCAACTGAATTTAACGCTATGGTTAACGGACATATAAATAGTATCGCTGAGTTAGGGGAATCGCAGAAGATCAAAGACATGTTCAAGGCGCATAAAATTTATCAGCCATGGGTTCATTTAACATTTCACACTCGTTATGATCGACATCCGGGAGAATCTAAATACTATATAGAAGTCACTCTTTACTACGGCGATGACCCTACTATATATGTACACGACAAAGCAAAAATATTCCTTCATATGAATTTTGATATTCATCAAAAACCGGTCTTATGAGTGTATTTGACGATAATATAACTACACCTTCTCCGTTGGAGAAGTTTCATGATCTTCTCAAGAGGTGGTATACTGATAACTTTGAACTTCTCTTTATACAGAATGGTGGGAATATAATAGAAACCGAGAAAGCTTGCCAACGCGCTCTGAGCGGGGTGATATATCGTTTTAATAAATTCAATATGTATCATCCTGAGGTAATTGTGAATTATGTAGTTTATGAGAATTGTTTTTCGAGGATTTCCTTATCTATAATCTATTCAGAATCTCAAGAAGACTTTCTTCCTAGTCCAGATAATGTGTTTCTTTGTCTTAAACTTCCTGTGCCTAGTCTATGAGCATATTTGGTGATAACGTAACTAATGAAACAGTTCTTGAAAAACTCCTTGATCTCAAACGATGGGGGGAGACATACAATGAACTGAATGGAGATCTTTATAAGAATATGTGTGTCACTAAAATGAATTACATTATAGGAGAATTAAGAAAAAGTGATGTATATGTTAATTGGGTCGATCCATTTAGACGACACGGATATTGGAAAAAAATCGAATTTGCTAATCTTGATAAATTAATAGATAAATACTCAAATGGGAATATTCACTAATAACATCACCCCTTCTATTCCAAAAGACACCAATTGGAATAATGTTTGTTATGACATTCTTGCTCGCGAATACCTCAAGAGACGCGGATTTCAAACCGCGTGGGATCGTACGAGTGGTCATTTCATCGATGTAGATAGTTCTGATACACCACCATACAGTAAAAAGGATATTAAAAAAATGTTTCATAATATGAAGCATCTTCCCAAATCATGGCAAGAATCGCTTGACAATACAGTACAACGCATCTATAGCAAGTATGGTGTATGGGTAAAGTGGAAGATACAAATGGGAAGTAACGGGAGAATAAAATCTATATATTTTGTGAAGTTTTGTTAATATAAATTCAAACAGAGTTTGAATCGATCAATAAAGTTGATTTAATACATGAGTCTATTTGATAGTGACATAATCGAGAAAGAAGTACACGTTCCTCTCATCGATCAGTTTTGCTTTAGTGTGATTGATAAGTTACAGGCACATCGCAAAGATATTCTTGCAACAAGAAAGACTCATGGACCAGCAAATGTGTGTAATCTTATATTTATGTATATTGTAAGTATTAAGAATAGCACAAAATATAATAATATATTATGTGTCGAAGGACAGATGTATGATCCCAAAGATAGGAGGTTTGACTATAAAACAGAATATCCCTGGGTTGAGTGGAAAGACGGGTATTACTTTATTACTATCCCTACGGATGACTATAGCGGCTTCGGTGATGAAAATTATTGGGAGAACTATGGAAACATCCACATTGTTCTTAATCAGTATGGAAAGGTGTTGGAATACAATATAGAAAAACTTAAACACGAATGGTGGACGATTTAAGATATGGGGTTATTTAGTGAAAACATAATTGAACGTCGGTTAGACGTAAAAAGAAAGTTTCAGTTTATGCTTGCTTTGAGAGCAAAGATTGACTCATACAAATCATATTTTATCAGAAACAGAGATAATAACAGAGCAAATCTTAATTACAACAAAATTAATGATTGGTGTTATGAACTCTTACCAAAATATAATTTGTATGTGCCTGACGCTGACGCTTATATTGGTTCTTTTGGAAAATACCGATATATAGACGGAGAACTTTACATTGTAATTAAAGTTTCTGATAGTCAGGAAGAACATATCAGGGCGCGTTACTCACACAAAATGAATACTCTTGGTTGGGCTGAAATATCAGAAGCTCGTCAACGAATGAAAGATGAAATTGAGAGCTCATGTGAACCCACAGGCGAAGTAATTCTTCGTTTCGATAAGGATATGAATTGTCTAAAAGAAAAAGTCACAGATTGGAATTATTCCTATTTCTATTTGTATTGAATATGAGTATATTTAGCGAAAACATATCCAACAAAACTTCCGTAGAAGAGATGTTTGAGGAAATAAAGAAACATATCCATGCACAGATGGCAATATGGATTAATGATTATGTGGTCAAAGGTAAGTTCTGGGGAATTGTTTTTATGGAAGAAATATTGCGGAATTTGGTTAGAAGTAATTATGAGCAGGTTTTTGAAAGAAATGATTTAGACGTTAATGACTTCCACATTACACTCCTTCCACACAAATATGGACATGCGGGATTAGATATTGTTGTTGATATCCGGTATTATAAACAGAATCTTGAAGGGCCAATACATACAGAACTTTATAATTTTAAGTTTACTCCACTACAAACGATATGAGCCTATTCGATAAAGATATAGTTTCAAAGGACTTGGGATATAGCCCGTATGTGGTTGATAACGTAGGGATACAAATCCAACAAGAATTTAATAGACTTGTGGATGTGTATATGAATGAACCTCAACTAACTTCACCGCCTGCGGTTAGTCCTTCAGGGTTTCTGTCGTATGTCCTAGATCAATATATGTCGAATTTATGTACAGAGCCCACTCCACCAACCGATTGGAAAGGACCTTTTGCCAACCTGATTGAATACGACATATGTAAAGAACAGGATAATTCGAAACCACTTATACAAGAATACTTGATAGTAAGTTACAGATTACGAGGGAACTTACAATTACAACACATAGTTCTTCAAATACCAGAAGAGACTTTAGATCTTGTTGCAAAACAAGTTCAAGAGTTTCGAGAAAAGTATAAAGAGCTTCGAGAAAAGTATATACAATGAGCATATTTGATAAAGACATAATCCAGACCCTACCAGACCCACAAACGTACTTTGAAATGTTATGTGAAGAGGAGTTTGGCTTTAATCTCACGGAAGGGATTATGTATGATATTGGTTATAATCCGGGATTGGCTGTAAAGAAAATAGTTCGACGAGTTCAACAGGCATATTCGCATTTGCATATAGTTTGTTATAGGGAGGGATTCGGTCATTTGAAGCTCGAGGTTACCCAGCCAACATGGCCTAATCATCAAAAATTTAATATAGAAGAACCAGTAGAATTTAGATGAGTATATTTAATCCAGACTTGATTCAAGATGAATCTGATATCAGACGAGTAAAGACCATGGAGGAATTAAGAGACCTGATATGGGCAACCACTGATATTGGTCATTGGTCTACAAAAGGCGGTAAGCGAGCTCCTGTATATGCGTCTATGATGTATTCGCCCATGATTCTAGATACAACGAAGACATTTTTCTTGAGCCTTGATGAATAGGATGACAATTGAAAAAATATAATTTTGGACGTATGAGGGTAAAGTGTATTGGTTTAATTGCTGAACTATTTGATGATCCCTATTGTCCTTGGGATGGTACTGGTAACTATGAGTTCATATTAGATGAATTTATTAATACCGTATATATCCCAGTTTAATCCAGATCTTATAGAACAAGAGTTGCTTTATGAGCGGATTGAACGGATTGAAGAGATGGGAGATGTTTTATTGTTATAATCGAAAGTCCCCTTTGTATGAGTATATTTGATAATAATATAACCAATGAAATAACTCTTGAGAAGATAGTGTCACAAATGAGAGGGTTGATTTTGGGACATTTCTCAGAGACTGCTAATTATTGTATGTTTGATCCGGAGAGGATTGCAAACGTATTCAATAATTTATTCTATGCTAATCATACATATAGTAATTTAGAGGAATGTGATTATCGTTATCCCAAGATGATTGTACACGATTATAATGATCACTGGAATGTTAATATTACAGTAGCGATTGTTGATCATGTTAATGGGAGGGAGAACATTTTATGGATTTCTCGATATGTTGAAATATTGAATGTCAATATCCCAAGCAAATTGATTGTTAGAGAGGAACAGAAAATTAATAATTTTGATCCTATGAAGTGGTGAGATTTGATATTTATTTAAATAAAGAAGTGCCCCATATTATTATATAGATATGATCATACCCGAAACATTTAATACTCGAGGGCAAAGAACCGAATCTTTTATAAAAAAGAACTATCCGGAATTTTATCAATACTTGATGGACAATTTTGATGGGGTGTTTGCCGAAAAATTATACAAATATGTATATCATATTGATAAAGATTCGGTTTGTTTAAATTGTGGTAAAAAACTTAATTTCATATCATATTCTCATGGGTATGGTAAATATTGTTGTTCTAACTGTGCAAATACGGATAAAGAAAAACTACGGAAACAAAAAGAAACGTTTAAAGAGAGATATCTAATGGATAATGGGTTTGTTAATAGATGTAAACAAACCATGATTGATAGATATGGAGAAAACTACAATGATATTATATTAGAAAAGCGCAAAAAAACATGTTTAGAAAAATATGGGTGTGAGTTTCCTTTGTCTAACAAGAAGATTCGAGAGAAAATAAATGAAACAGTTTCTACTCGTTCAGATGAGGAGAAACAAAAAATTATTGAAAAAGCAAAACATACTAAATTAGAGAAATACGGAGATGAAAATTATATTAATTTGGAATTAATTAAACAGAATAATTTAAAAAAATTCGGAGTAGAGTATCCATTTCAATCTCAAGAAATACAGGAAAAAGGCAAACAAACCCGTCTTAAAAAATATGGCTCAATATATCCTCTTCAAAATAAAGAATTGAATGATAAGTCAAAACAAACAAGAATTCAAAACCATATTAATAATTCTGATATAATAATTGATAGGATTGAAAATTTCGACGGTAAATTTTTTAAATGTAAATGTCCCCATCCAGAATGCAATAAATGTAATGAAAAAGAATTTATTATTCCCTATGATAAATACTTTGTAAGAAATTATGAAAATAGAGAGTTATGTGTTGTGTTATGTCCCGGCAATACTAATAAAGGAACTACTATAGAATTATTTATAAGAGATATTCTCGACAAATATAATGTATTTTATGAGACAAATAATAAAAGTATATTAAATGGGAAAGAATTAGATATATTTATCCCGGAACACAATATTGCGATCGAATGTAATGGTATTTATTGGCATTCATTAAAAGATAGTAATTATCATTATAATAAATGGAAAAAATGTCGAGAAATTGGTATTAAATTATTGTCATTTTG